TTTCAAGCTCACGGGCTAAGGACAAGATTTCTTCTCTATTTTCTTTGGCCCTGTTAGAAATTCTTTCTGACCTTTTGTCTTGCCTTGCAGCACGGGCTTCACTTCTCTTGAAGGTGCGAACATAGTTTAAATATCTCCGAAGATGTCTGGGATCCCAGAGCCCATATTTGGGTGGCAAACCAGACTGCTCATTGTTGTCTTCAAGCCAGCGAACAAAATCTTCGAATTCATATTCACCTTTCACAGGCAAAATAAGACCAACAGCTTCCATGAGTTCGCGGTTTTCTCTCATAGTTTTTTCACCTGTGAGACCAAACCATTCCTCTATAACAGAGAGTATAGTTTGGTCTCTAACAGTGTTGTCCCTCTTGGTCACTCGCTTCGACCAAGAAATCCAAGCACCTTGCTGGTCGCTGTCCTTAACCCCGTGTGACTTAAGAAGATCAACAACTTTCTGCGTCAGCTCCCTAGCTCTGCCAGAGTAGGTAGCAGGCTTAGGTGTTGTTCTAGTGGTGGCTGCAACAGCGGTCCCTGCTGCTGCCCCAGTTGCTGTGGGGCCTGCTGTGGGGCCTGCTGTAGTAGTGGCAGAAGCTTTTCTGCCTTGGGAAGCCTGTGCCCCTCCTATAAAACTATAATAGTCTAAGCACGCTTTGATTAATGGATTGGCCGATGCTTGCAATTCTGCTTTCGCTTCGTCTTTGGTGGGAATAGAATCTCCTATTAAATCCGCCATATCAGTTGTTAACAGGATATCGTATTCTTGCTTAAGAAATTCATCAATCTTAGTACTAAGGGCTTGTTCTAAACTCTGTACCTTTTGGGGGGTGTTGGGAACGATGTTTCCTTCGCTGTCTCTAACTTCGGGTCCGTACTCTTGCAAAACCTTAAAGAATTGCACAGAAGCTTCGACTCTCCTCTTCTTAATCGCAGCTGACACGGGATTGTCTGTGAATTTAGAAGTGATAAACCCAACCAAATCGGTGTTAAAATTAAGAATTATATTTGTCAAGCCACCCGTAAGGTCTAAAACGAGGTCTAAGAAGCTAAAGCCTTTATAGCCCTTCACGTACTCCTGGACCTTGATAAGGAAGCTCCCAGAGAATTTATCTATATTGTCTCTCTTTTGAGAGGCCTCCTGTGAATTAGCCATTTGCTTGTAAGTTTTTGTTATGTCTCCGCGCTCTGCCTCTATTGTAAATGGGGATACAAGCTCATCCCACACCTGCCAGCCAACCATCACAGGCCAGGAAAAGAACCAACCTACCAGTCTACCTACTATACCAACACCAAGAAATCTGAGTAGAGCTGACCCGGTCCCCTTCTTGGCACTCCCGGCTGCCGCTACTAGAGCTTTGCTACCTCTATCCCCGATGAATCCCATGGCCTGGCCAGCAGTCTTTGTAGCACCATAAGCTCCTTTGGCTGCTGTCGATACTTTTGAAGCGAAGGTTCCTTTCTTAGCTCCCATGGAACCCAACCCACGAGCCGAGCTTTTCTCGGCAGTGCCCAACGGTGCCCCCATGTCTTCATCTAGTTTTTTTTTTAATACCTTAAGAGTCTCTTCCTGGATGATCTCTTGTATCTGCGCTTTGCTAAGGGAAGATGTAGAATATTTTCTTTCCAATTTCTCTCGCTCTTGCTTCGCATTAAAGATACGCTTGACTCTTTCATTATAATTTGTGGTTGCTGCATTTCGTCGCTTAATAAGTTCTTTCTTTACTTTTTTATCGATTTCTTTATTTCTTAGCGTGTCGTTGAATCCAGTTATTCTGTTTTTAAGGGCTTTTAAACTATCCTGGGCATAGTAATTCGGATTATTGAAGTCCTCATCGCTTGGATTACTATAATCAATTCCTGTGCCCTTGGGCCTCCAACCATTCGTACTTAGTCTTATTGCTTTGTCGTAAGCAAAAATCTGGGCTTGAATCTCTCTTGGGGGAACTTTATACGCAGGAGCACTAGCTGTCTGTGCGGCTGTCTGTGCGGCTGTCTGTGCGGCTGTCTGTGCGGCTGTCTGTGGGGCTAGAGCTTTTAGAGCTTTTAGAGCTTCTTTCGCCGTATTCGGTACGTCTGTCCTTTTTGTAGCCTTCTGCCATGCAGCCAAAGTCTTAGGGCCGAACAACCGATCTGGAGTAAGGTCTGCGCCTCTCCTATTCAAGATTGCCTGAACTTGTCCAACCGCTTCGCTTTTAGGGAATAAGATTCTCCCTCTCTGAGCAAGAGCAGGTGTAGAAGCAGGAGTAGCTGTTGGTTCCGCTTCAGCTGCTGGTTCCTCTTCAGCTGCTGGTTCTGGTCCTGTACCTGTTTGTACTTTGTCTATAAGGGCTTGAACGTCTTTTTCTAGTAGCGGAAAATCAATAAAAATTGATTTAAACTTTTCTGCCGCTTTCCCCACCTCGTCCTTAAGGTCTCTAGGGTTCACCACTCCAAGCTTAGTCATGAGCGCTCGTAGCGCTCCGGTAAAGCCTCCAAGAAGATACCATATTATAATTTGTTCAGCAAAAGAAGCTGTATTTGCCCCCAATTCAGATTCCCCCAGCCACTCTTCTAGCTCTTTAGATTTCGAATCTTCGCTAGTCAAAAATTGTTCAGCATTAATGTCTGGATTTTTTCTGAAATAAGGAACCCAAACGTCGGAAATAACGCCCCAATAAGTAAATTGTTTTCTTGTATTTGCAAAAAACGGTGGAATATTTTTTGCATAATCTTCTTGTTTTATACTATCAATAGCTCTATTAACTTCAATGGAGTCTTTTTCGGGCCCCTCCAACAAGATTGCCTTTGCCTCTTCAAGAATGATACTCTGTATCTGGGCTTCCGTTAATTTTAGACTCATTCTGGTTTTTCTCCAAGCAGTCGAGAACCGGCTCTCGCTATAATTAAACTGTCTGCTCTATCGTATGAAACGGGTTTAGGGTTTCCCCTATTAGTATATTCGATAGTAAAAGACTCTTCATTCTTCAATAAATAGTTCAAAACAACTTCTTTTGCCTTTTGTCCTCTTGATACTTTGATACCATTTAACTTTCTTGCTTTGGCAGAAGAGATGTGTGTCGGATTAAAGTTAAAAATGTCACGACACAACCAGGATACTATTCCATTAAATGCTTGTAGCTTTGCCATTGTCTTGCCTGTTGAGCCTCCTGTTCGAAAGAAGGTGAAGGGTTCTTCAATATAAACATGCTTAATTTGATAAGAAGCGTTCACTTCTTTTAACTGTTCGTTAATAAGCGATCCTTTACTATAGAGATCCGGAAAGTATCGCTTGTTCCTTAAGTCCCATGCTTCACATTTTATTATGTTTGCATCTTCATCTAAAATTGTATATCCTGTCACTGAAGTGCTAACATCCAATCCTAGTATCATATATCTAACTTCATTTTAAACGTAAACTCCCTGTCCTCTGTCTTCTTAACCGGTTTCGCTACAGTTGTCACGCCAATTAAATTTCTATTTTCATCATAAAGGCCAATCCTTGAAATATAAGTCTCCTTGGCGAAACTGGCCGTTGGGTTTGAAAAGGAAGAGCTAACAATATTTGTTGTTGCTAAGTCTGGCTCTAAATACGAAATTGAACTTGTTATGGCATTGTAATCGCTTTCTGCCGTACTGTGGGTTAAATACGTCGGATTATTAGAATAGTTAAGGTGACCTTTTGCTGCATGGGCAAACATAGTTATAACCGGTACTTCATTTGTGCCTGAGAAATGCATGGAGTAGCTTGCAGAATATCTTGTTCCCAAGCTATCACCGTCCGCAGGTATACCGTCATTCGTTCCAGCAGCAAAGTAAAGCCATGATGAGGTAACAGCTGTTCCAGTGTTTTTATAATCCAATTGAGCATCACTAGACGGACCAGTAGTTTGTAGGTCCCAACTACCTGTAAGTAGAACAAATCCTTGGCTGTATAGGGCAATCCCAGCTACACTGCCGGATCCCGTGCTCCCTTCAGGGCCTACTTGGATTAGTTCTCCATTTTTATTTTCATCTTTGATCTCTCCGATTAAAGTGCCAGTAAGATAATATTTTAAACTTATTGTCCCTCTCTCAAGATTTGAGCCATAAAAAATGCTTGGAATGCTTATAAGGTTTACTGGTACTGTGTCTAAATCTCTTTGATGTCCGGATCCGAAACTAGCCGAATATTTAAAATGAGGGCTCATGTTCGAATAATGGTTAATCGTACTTGCAAGTGTGTTCACATGAGAAGAGGACAATAATCCTTTAAGTCTTATGTATCTATCAAGACTACTTGAACCTGCTAGTCCTGTCGGAGCATAAGTAAAATCATCATCTATTTTATAATTAGGTAATCCATCTCCGGTTAACGGTGGGTCTGACAACGCTAGTTCTCCCCCATGATCTGTGCGTTCGGTATCAACTGTTGTCTCGTTATTCGTTTTCATTGTAGAAAAATGATTATCATCAAAGAATTCCCTTGTTATAGAAGCAGACAAGGGATACTCAGCACCACTCACAGCATTAATTGAAGAACCATAATCAGTGGAATAGTAATCACTTGTGGAGATTGTTTTAAAGGTTGTTAAAGAACTGTCTCTTTGCAGAAACGGAAAAACAAGTCCAGTGTCTGTGGAGTTTCTATCTACATTTATTTCATGAAGACTGATGTGCCCAGTAGGAATTCCAGGTACATTACTGACAAACGCTCCTACCATTTCTGACTTATTATTATAATAAGTCTTGGAGTCGTACATATCAAATTTACATGATGGGTTCGTTTTTATATGGTTAACGAACAAATCATTATCTGAAAATTTATAAAAAGCCATAAGCCCTCCTTAGTAATCTAAGCGGACCCTTAATGTTAACTCGTTCGACGGGTCCTTTTTTAGGGGCTCAGAAACTTTAGCAACCGCTAACAATTCGTTATCGGCAGAGTAAAGACCGACAGTTGTGATATACGTTAATGGATCATTTGTTCTCGTGCCATCCTTAATAACAATCTCACTAGGCCCATTGGAGGTAGAGAGGTACGTTGGATTGGCACTATAATTAAAGTCTGTATTGTTGGCCCTACAGAAATAGATTGTTGAATTAAGTTCCGTAGTGTTGTTGAAAGAGATATTATAAATTCTGTTTCTAATCTGGTCGGCAACAACATCATTAGTTGAGCCTGTGATAAAATCAAACCCATTGTAACCAAGTCCGTCTATCATTTCCATAGCGTCGGTATTGGTATTGTGTAGAATGCCACCAATTTCGGTATCATTAAACACAGAACCCGAAATAACGGCCACACCAGCTTGATAAAAAATCAAACCGCATGCTGGATTGGTAGTTGCGTCTCCTAGCGTTTCGCTCGTTAGCAAAGCAGAAGTTCCGACAGAGGAAGAGGCGAATAGCACTCCATATTCGCCAGCTGGCGAATTAACAAAGTATCCATTTGAACCGCTCGTGTCTGTCAACTTAATTCTTTTCGTGAATACTCCACCGGCTTGGTCATGGTCGCTGTTAACCCCAAGCTCTAATTCAAATGAGCCCTTCTTAATTTCATCCTTAGTGAGTAGTCTAGTAAAGTTTAAGAAGTAACACTCATTAAGCTTAGTACCACCAGAAACAATATCTCCGTCTTCGTCAAATAAGCGAACTGCTCCAGTTATGTCATATCCTACAAGGACCTGAGCCATCTGATTATAGATATTGATTTTCTTAGAATTTTGGGTGTTGCTCGCTCCCGATAAAACAGAAGTAGAGGCATACCCAGCAGTAATATCAAAAATATGATTGGCAGAAGAGCTTAGATAGGGATAATCAAAAACGCTCTCAAACATTCCATGGGAGTATGTCTTAACGTGCCCTTCCGCTCCCAGCGCTACCGCGTCTCCACCATATGTACCAGAAACTATCGAACCGGTAATTGGAATAGATTCATGCAACAAAGTTCTTGTCGTTGTTACATCACCACTACCTAAGCTTTTAAATGTCGTTGCCATATTTTACCTTCCTATATTATACTTTTTTAATGAATCTAATGGGGATATCCATACTGTAGCCAGTAGTGACACCAGTTACTCTTGCAACAGAATCAATATGATAGACAGATACGCTACTAGCATCAGCAGCGGTAATTGTTGAAGTACCGCCAAACTTTGTGAACAAAGACGTACTACCATTTAAATCTAGTGAAGCTCCTATCTTAAAGCTTAGCCTCGTGCCTCGCCTGCCATTAATAGAAGAGGCTCCTGCGCTCAGATCCGTAATCCTAGATACATAAGTTGCGTCTGTTCCGAGTCCTACATAGTAACTAGCCATGCTATGTTCGTTGACGAATGAAACACGGGCACGAGATCCGCCAGAGTTATATATCGAACCAAATCTATTATCTAATTCTACCTGATATTGAGTCTCTAACAAATCTCCCGACAGAGCAGAGACGGCCAAAACACCATTTGCATCCACACCTTGATCAATTTGCACGAAGCTGCTCAACACGGAGCCAACCTCGGCACCGTAGATAAGTCCACCTAAATCGCCAAGGGCATCTTCCGTATCGGTATCAACCGCAACTAAAAAGGAATTGGTACCAGCGTGTCTTGTGCTATCGCCACTTTCAAATAGTTCCAAAATGGGAAGGTACAAAAGGTCATTCCTTCTTAAAGAAATAAGTCTATGGTGCATTTGAGCTTCAGGATCTGTAAACGCCTCTAGCACAGGGGTTTGTAGGATCTCTAAGTCATAATATGCCGAGCCACTTGCATGACTTGGATTATAGAGTCTATAGTTTATCTCATCATCACCCAAAGCAAATTTTGCAATTTTAAAACTGCCATCTCCTCTAGCTAATCTTCTTCTCCCCACATCAGTTAAAACGGCATCAAGTATGATATCGCCACTGTTATCTAAAAAAGCCATATTTATGTCTCTCCATTTTCTAAATAGTCCTTATACTAAATAGTCTCTAATTAAGTAAGTCCTCTTTCGTCCTTTTTATTAAAGGTCATATTAAAATCAATCTTTTTCCCAGTCTTTTTGGAAGTTAGTCTCATCTTAAATTTCTTGTCCCAAATTCTATCTTCATCAGCTATAGAGTCTGAGCCGAGCGTGATATCAATGGGATCGTCCGGATCTTCTGCTGCATTCCCGACGCCATCTAAGAAATTTTGGCTTACATCTGCGGTGACTTGTTCTAGTCTAGGGAGAATCTCAATAAATTTCTTCATTGTTTTGGAAGGAACCTTATCAGATATAATTGGAAATTCGTAGGTCTGCATAAGCAAATACACTGCGCCGCCATCATCAACCAATTCTATTTCGTAAACAGCCGTTGGGTTTGATAGGTTTCCATGGAAGTCTACTGCCCTAAAGGTATAATAATACTTTATATTGGGCTGTAATTCTTCTTTATAGTTGGCCGAAGTAGATCTGATAAACTCATCCGAATCGGGTATCAAAGTTGATATGGTAGCTTGGAGTTTACCAGAAAAATCAGAATAGCTTGAAGGTGCTTTATCCACTCTGAGTACTTGGAAGAATGATGGAATGTCGTCTACCTTGAATAAAAGAGGATCTCCATAATTTACGCCCTGGGCCTTGGAATGGTGGAGGAATAGGTTTTTTTCACTCTCTTCTATTATGACTGGACTGGCTATGATCTCCATGTCTGTCGCTATAAAACTGAATAATAAAGTATCGTTCACTCCGCGATAAGGTATAACCGATATTTCTGGTGGTGGAGGTGGGTTTGACAAGATAGATGTGGTAGAAGTAAAGTAAGGAACCTCTACTATTTCAGCTGTTGGGTACATATTAAGATTATATTCTGCCTCATACCCTGTGGTAGTCACGGTCGTTAAACCTGCTCCTGGTTCAACAGCCTCCACACTTCCTACAGTCGGATTACCAGTCCTATAGCGATTTTCAAACCCGGTAACCAGGGCCACGGGTGTCGAGAGGATTCCGGATGATATAGGCAGAACATGTCCCGAAGGAGGGCACCACATTTTTTTTACCCTCGCCCCCAGATCGTTTAAATGTGAATAATCCTCTCCCTCAATTGCTCCAAACCATAATCTTAGCCAGCCTTCTACGCTAAAGTTTTTAACCTTACTTTTAGTGTTTGGCCCTAAGTTCCATTCGCCATCTACCATCTTGGTGGCGAGGTCTATATCGGCAGAGCCCTCTGTAAAATTTACTGGTGTGGATTCAGTGATCATATCTCTATCGATAACCGTTGTAGGAAAAGGGCCTGGGCTCGTCAACTCCTCCCAAGTCAAGTTAGAGCTAAAAAATTCTTGTAGACTCGCATTCGTATCATAGTCTGGGTTAAGGAGATCCTGGACTTTAAGGAAATCACCCCTCATGGGATCAACATATGGAAACCCCTGGGGCAATATAGAGAGGGTCCAGGATCTTTTCAAAATCTCATTAAGCCTGACTATTGATAGATAATAAATATTTTCATCACTATATGTAGCGTAGTCATTGGCCATTTCCAATTCGCTACCTACTCCAGGGTTTGCTAATTCAGCATAGACGTGGTGTGGATAAGCGGGGCTACTTCCAGGGTTTGGGGCCATCGAGTCAGTAGCCGCCTCCCAATCATCAAACAAATTTGACATCCCTGTCCATTTGACTATATAGCCAATTACTGTTGCGCTCTCGTCAAGGACGGTTTCTACCACAGATATCCCAGGCGCTTTGTGTTCTTTGTATTGATATTTCAATCCAAACAAATATTTAAACGCCGAGACTTTATAAGTGTATACTTGTCCGTATCTAACTTGCGTGTCGATATATTCAATGTTTGATCCGTAAGATCCTACACTATAAGGGGCTAATATACTTGTACCTCCCAGGTCGGCTTTAGAATTTGGGATCCACATATTTTGTATAGGCGCAGCAGTTGTATCCGTTCCTCGATATTTTGCTATTCTATACATAACGGTTTCGTTATAAGCTGTTTGGCCATCCTCAAAAGCCCCTGTGTATAGTCGACCAATATCTGTTGAGTCTTCATAACCAAAAGAAAAGTTTGCTTGATTTACTATTCCCCCTTCAAATCCGGCTCCCAAAAGTGATGCAAGACCAGGCTCGTCGTGGGATAATCGAGTGGTTTGCATCTCATAATTTTTAAAAGCCAAATACTGTGCGATGTTTGGCACAAATGGATCGGTTGGGTCGTCTATTCTAGCCAAATCCCTAGCAAAATTTGTTTCATACGTTTCGTAATCTATAAATAATTTATTTGTTATATCGAAAGATTTAGCAGAACTCGGAGGAGTATTGGACAAAAAGCTAAAAACTGAGAAAGGATATGTTAATGCGGAAGTAAATGAATTATATTTTGCATTTGTGTTTGAGAAGGTAGGAAGCCCTGTTTCATAGACATCCAAGAATGAAGAGACCAATAATCTAGTTTCTTCTCCTGATTCGTCATAAAAAGTCATCCCTGAAAAGGCATATTCATTATCTATGTTTAATCCAAGATTCGGATCCTGATAAGAAGAATCATAAACCCCAGCTATATGTGAACCAAAAGAAGAAAAAAGTGAATTCCCTGATATAACTTTTGCTATCGGGTCGATTGTGTGGGCAGGAAGAATATTATCTAAACCAGCTTTGTACTCTTCCGATGGGAAAGAGACCGATGAGTAGAAGGGCATTTTATCCTTTACAGGAAGTATGTTATTCATATCCTCTTCTATAACGGCGGTACCCAAAGTAGATATAATAATATTTTTACTTCTATCTTCAATTTCCTGTGCCTCTCTAGAGTCTAATTCTACATAATTTTTAGTCCACTCCTCAATGTATTTTGTATATTTTAAGTTAAGAGTGGCTTCCAGGTCGGCATCTATATATTCTGCAAGGCTTAACCCGCTAAGAACAATGTCAGGTACAGTATAAGAATCCTCATAAAGTCCATCATCTGTTATAATACTTGAATCGATTTTCCCATATAACAACGCATGATCCAGGTTTTCCTGATATGTGGTAACTGTAGTGGGCACCGACGACAGAACCCCAGCGCCACCAGGAAACAAAGTTAATCCAAATTCATCTTCTGTTCTGTCTATAATATTAATATTATAATGGTTTGGAAGAGCCGTTTCGTACACGGATGGAATCAGCGCTTCATAGGATTCGACAAAATAATTATAAGTCGATGTAGACGAATAGGAATCTACATCCGGTACCGTATAACTAAAGCAACGATCATGATAGAATCCTTCTGAGTTGCCGAATAAAAAAGCCAGATCATCCCTAAATTTGCCTAATGAATCATAGTCTGCTGCGGTGCCGGTTACTTTCAATTTTAGTTGGGCCATGCCAAGAAGAGCGTTTCTAGCAAGACCATACTCTTCGTGTGGAATGTCTAAAGAATTTTCTATTCTTCTAACTTCTAGTTGCCTAATACTTTCATAAGAGTTTTCTGGCTCGATGAGCAGGACGGCAGGATCGGCAAAACCGCCAGTAAACCCAATTCCCGGATCTGGTATTTTCTTTGCATCAGGGTTATATTCTAAATCCCCACTAGTATTGACCACCCAGTATTGGCCCATTGTTTTTCTAAAGTTATCCCGAATCGTACCAAATGTGACATCAGGGCTAATATATTTTTTAATAGCCATTTGAGCTTCCTCCGCTGGGGGTGTCGTTTTCTACCCTGACCCTTCTGAAATAAGCCTGCTGCTGCTCACTTGTTGCTGTAGGTATAGTCTGGGCTTCGACCGTCTGGACTACGGTAGATGGTTGCGAAACTATAATCATTTCCTCTTCTGGATTTGTTGTTACCACTGTATCCTCGCTACTGTCTCCACTGTCATCTCCCCCGTCATCGTCATCTGGCATGTCGGGTATGTCAAAGTCATCTGGTGGCGGGGTAGGTACAACCACGCTAGTTTCACCATCGCCCGGTGGGGTTACCTTAACGTCTTCGCACCTGCCCGTCAACACATTCCAGCTCATTCCAGGTGGACAAGGGTCATTAGTAGGGGGTGGAGGTAGGGAATCTATTTCTTCTTCTTCTGGTCCTCGCTCTATTTCATCGCATGGCTCTTCATCTTTTATAATTGTTTCAGTAACATCTTGGCCGCTCCCATAAACCAAAATAGAATTATCGTAGATATATATTTCATCAACAAAGTTGCCAGTACTGTCTGTCTGCTTGGTTTTTACAGTTGCTACAAACGGTAAGGCTGTCAAAGGGGGGTCAGCTTTAATTATTGGCTGCATTTTACTATCGTACCCTATGGTATACTCAACTTTGACTGTGCTATTATAGACTAAATCATTTTGTTCGGGCGGGATGTCTATTCCTTCATTTGTTTTCTTTTTGTATGATCTTGCTTGTATGCTATCTTTTTGATTTGGGTTTAAATCTATTTTTTCGTTATCTCTTGAGGCTCCCAAAAAATCAGCAGTAGAATCTCTGCCCGTACCTCCGAAAACTCTTTTCATCGCTTGGAGTGAACGATCATCAAAATCCTGATTTTCTATATTAGATGGTTCTTGCGTTTCTTTTTCTTTAAAGTTGTCTGTTTCTCCAACATATTCGACAGAGTCAACAAAATCGTCATTATTCCCAGACTGACCCTGTTGTGTGACTCCAGAGGTTATCGTTGCACCTACGCTTCCCAGTTCGCTTAAGAGAAAAGATAATGTTTCTTCCGTCTCTTCTCCTCTCACATCACTTAGTATGCCGCTATTTGGTAGGTCTTTTCCGTTTTTCTTCTTAAGGGAAAGAACGTGAGCATGTGATAACAAATCCTTTTGTTCTTTTTCATTTAGCTTGGATAACTTGGCAAAAGAAATCTCACCTGATGGATAATTGACTGCCATCGGAGATAAATAAGAGTAGTAGTTCCTTCGAAAACCCTCTAAATATGGATCATTAATCTCGTTTTTACGCTTCCCCACAGCCTCGGGAAAGAATTTTCCCACTTCAACATTGAACCTATTTATAAGAGAACGTCTTGTAGTAACAGGTAAACTATCGCTATTATAAGTTAATGTTTTCCTAAAATAGTTAAAACCATAATTTTTATCTAGTGCGGCATTGAATATTGGTTTAAATGTTTTTTCGTCTAACAACAAATTACTCATTTTACTGCCATGTCTCTGAACCGAGCCCCTTCTTGTGGTTTCCGTTCCTAAATCATAAAAAGATAATTTATTTATCAAACCATCTAAAAGCAAAATGAATTTTTCAACTCCCTCAAGATCCCCAGAAACGGGATATAAAGTAGTGTACAAATCAAGCTTCTCAGACTTTGTGAATCTTGTATCCGTTAAATTTTCTAGCACTTTAATATAAAGCACTGCCGCAGCCCTCCAAGGAGCCTTTATCTTCTTCTTTCTCTTGCTAGTCGTTACCTTGCTACCTAGATTATATATTGTTCTAATATATTTTAAAAACTCAGGAGAAAACCTCGTTGTGCCTGGTATAAAATTTCTTTTCCTATTAGCTCTATTGTAATAGCTGATTATGATTCTTTTTGCCATTTCTAGGCTTTGTATCTGTGTTTTGATGAATTTTGTAGTCGGATCTTCAACAGATATTTCAAAACCATATTTATATTTGCCTGATTCAAACTCTGCAATTTCGGAGTCTACGAAAGTGAATGTTCGTTTATTGCCTGTGCCTGCTAGTTTTATTTCCCTTATCGCACCAATGGTTTTGTCTATGACGCCATCCTTATTCGAATCTATTCTATTTTGGACTTTAGCCAGTGTGGATTTGTGCGGAATATCACGGGACGTACAGACTACATCATATAAATCTCTTTGGTCCTCTACCCCAAAATCGCCTGGCGAGCCTTTGACCACTTTTGTTCTAATGATACTTAATTTCTTTATCTCTGATAGAAACAGCATCTCCTTTACATTTCTCTTGGATATCAGTCCATTTAAACGGGAATAATGCCTAAGAAACCCAATAATATCAAAAACGAATAACCCCCTAGCTTGACCAAGCTGGTCTCTAGACAAACTCAAATCCGAATAAAGCTTTCCTTTTTCTTTGATATCTTGGGTTAAAATTATATTTTGTTGTTTTTCTTCTAAAATATCAAATATATGATAATCTTGTATTTTGTTATTTAGATGTTCTACTCGCTCCAACGTTGGATGATAACGAGAAGTGTGCTTTGCTCCTGCCATCCATCCTTTACTTGAGTGCTTGTGAATCGGTCCTTTCCAGACTTTACCATCTGGTAGGTAATACACATGTGACTTTCTAATTTTTTTATTATTATGCAGTACTCTTTGGATCGTCCTTCTCCCAGGTTGACCAAGACCTTCTACCTCGCAAAATGCAAAAAATGTCAAATGATTTGATTTCACTAAGAATTTTTCTGTTATGTATAGTGAACATAATTTATCATTATAATCCTCTAGTTCCTTGGATACGTGATCACTTAATGCTTTTTCACTTGGGATTTTAATAATTTTTTGAGTAACACGATCCCTGTACTTTTCTTTCAAATCAGATATATCTGTTATGCTACCATCCTTTATCAGCTTTGTGGTCTTCTCACTATCACTTTGTAGAACTTTTATGTTCATCGAAGGTGCTATCCCAGTATTGTACCAATGACTATTATTGAGTAAATCATTTAAGACAAAAGTAACCTCCGCGATATAAGGTTTCTCTACCTTTCCTTGACTATCCTCAGATCGAGCAAAAGGTATTTTTTTTCCAAATCGATTTCTACGAAAAGAAGGGCTGCTTGTCTTAGACACTAAGGTATCTTCCTCTCTTAAGGAAGCAAAATTTTTAAACTTTATGCTTCCTATAAAAACATAAGGCACTATATCGCCTATTAAGCTTTGGATTATCTGACTCTTACTGGCCATTAGTATACAGTTCCGGGTTCACATGGGTCATTCAATTCAGGACACGGTTCAGAAGCAGCATCCGTACTGTAAATATCAACTAAAGAAATATTTTTAGTATCTTTACATTCAACATCTGTATCTACATATAAGCCCTTTAATTTGAGTTCATCAAGAGAAGAGCAAATAAGTTGTTTATTGATTTTTCTGCCTACCTTCACGTCAAAGTAGTATTCTACATATTCAGGGGTTAAGGGCTGTGTGGAGATATCCACCTCATCTTTGTCCAGTAGCACGTTGTCTTGTATCAAACTGTACGGTCTTTTGAATTTTAAGGGCCTTAACTCTTCTACTGTCGAGTCTATCATCCCTGGGAGGGGGCCGGATAAGACCTCAAACACTTCAATGTCAAAGTTTTCTTTTGTGAACTCTGCGTTCTTTTCCAGGACCTGGGCGAGCAGAATCTCAGGTTTAACATCTAAATATTGTCCATTTGGGTATTGTATGGCCAACTCCGTGTCGGATATAAATTGCCTATCCGACACAGTATTAATCTTGTAAGTCAGGGTTACATCTAGTTGAGGGATGTTTATCACAGGCGTATTGGACCCAGTTATGGCTTTCGCTGAACCGGTTATTTCTCCTCTTAGCATACTCACTGACCAAGCTGGGGCGTCTGTTTTAAGAATATCTGATCTGCCTAGACAATGCTGTAGTCCGTACTTGTAACGTTCAAAGAAGGAATCAGTGATCTCTCTGGGATCCTGAGAGATGTTGTGGGAGTTTATAAGAGGATGGCGGATGGGGACTGTTATAGTGGCTCCCACTACTGTATCCACGTCAGCGAGCGCTCTCTTGACAAACCCTTCTCTATCTGAGAAGACAACTTGTGTTTCTAATTGTGGCGTATCTTCTTGAGTTCTGGGTTCAATATTATTTTGAGAGTCAGCATAACCGGCGTACTGGGACTCATAAAGAATGTTGTCATCATAAAATGAATAATATTCCGGCTTAAACCGACCTTGAGAGATCAGGTATTCCCCATAAGGAGTTAGCTGAATGTCTAAAACTTGTTCTTTTTTGTTCATAAATTTCATTATTCGTCCTCTCCCCTAAACTCAACCTCTGCATCTATCTTGACCATCTCAACAAGAGAAAAGAAATCATAAGGCCAGTTGTAACTATAGTCTATCTCCTTTGTTCTCCCAGCTATCTCGAATTCAAATTTATACCTTTTATCATCTAAATTATCTCCATGCTTTGATGCTGTCTTGGAAAAATAGTTTTTAATTGCCTTCTTCTTCACTTTGAAGACCATCCACCTAAGCCCGGTTGGCATTCCATCAATTCCGAGTAACTCACTAGACAGAAGCTTATGTGTGACAGTAGCCTGCTTCTCCTCTATTCTATCTATAGATTTTGGTGGCAGATTCTGCCAAATATGAGCTAAGTCGTCTTTATCGAAGATGTGTTCAAATTCAAAAACATACATAGCAAATGGTTTCACATGCTTACACGTTAAGAAATCCATCTTGGGCGGCAAAACATAATTTTGTAACTTTTCAACCATTTGACGAATAGAATTGTCTTCTTCAAGATCACCCGCTAAAGCCTTGTTTATAATCCCTCTTGATATTGGAAAAAACTTTTTAGTTGTCCCCTTCTCGACAAAAGGTACAGCTATAACGGCCTCGCTAACAGTTTTGTGTAAAGCCACCTCCCCAAGTCTATGGGGGGTCTGATCGAATCCAAAAACATCTACTAAGGATTTGACGCTGCCATTATTATAATACTGAGCACTAACTCCTGGGTGGTTCTCTAACCAATCTTGAGGAATATCGGTTATTTGCAAAAAGATTCCCTTATCTGGGGAGTCTGGTGGAAGTCCAAACTGGTGCCACATCCCTCTAGGAATAGATCCAGAATGGTCGGGGGTTAATGTTAGATTTCCAGCGGCATTGGTTATGGGTCGGACCCCAGTATCTCCAAAATCAAACATTGGAGTCTCCCATTTAGGCTGGACAACCCAGGCCACATGGTTTGCTGTTGGGTCGTCCCTAACAGCTGTTGGTCTGCCAGTAACCGGGTCAAAATCAACAGATTTAATCCTTGCCCTACCATCAGTTATAAGAGTATCCGTAAGTTTTAGTATGTTGTCCCTAAGGCGACTTTCGTGGTAATATCCTGCGTCATTCCCAGGAGTAATTGTGTTGTTGTCAAATCTCGATTCGAAAACTGTGTCTATGTCACCCAAGACCTCAGCCAATGTATATTTTTTAGTTGTATCGGCTGTAAACTGTATGTCCAGCCAAGCTTCCCCATGATAGTATGGTGGAGTTGCTACCCAGTTATAGCCGCTATAACTATCTAGCATCCTTTGCCCATAGTTTCCATCATGATCTGTGGCAGCAGTGAGTGCTTCTCTTCCTGTGACGGCATGGAAAAAGGCTGTGGGCCTGCTGTACATAGTAAACGTTTCGCGAAGATTGTCTTGCAAGGGATTGTCTTGCGGCATGTCATATGTACCCGCCGAAGATGATCGAGCTGCGTTCATACTTCTAAACATTTTTATTCTCATTGCATAAACACTACCGCTTATAGCATTGCCAAATCTCGGATCACTTTCCGGGAGGGAGGTTATTGTTGTTACATTTCCTTGTGGCAAGAAGAATTCTGGTACCTCTCCAAAGAAGTTGTGTGCCATCATGCTATAGAGGGGGTCTCCTCGACCACTCCAAGATGCGGTTAAATTAAGTGAAGCACTAGGGTGTGCTTCCATATCTACCAAGGGAACCCTAGAGAGATACTTTTCTGGCTCTACTGCCGCTTCAAAGTCAATCATCCTAAAACTGCTACCATTATTGCTTGAACTAATCGCATAGTAACTACCCAAGGCTTGTACATCATAACTTGATGTAAGTACAGGATATGGAACGCCAATACCGGATTTAATAGAGTTATAAACCACCCCTGGAGCGAACATAGTTTCCAAGAATGGCCTTATCTTTGCATTTTCATATGTAGAATCCGCCCCGGTATATTCTACGTGATTCGCATAGGAAGAAGAGAATTGTGTCGCCATTTGAAGAGTTCTTTCTGCCGGATAGAATCCATTATATGGAAGAAACTTCATTAAAGCCTTACATTTTAAAGTAACCGATTGATCGTCTGCTATTCCTTCATGATCTCTCTTCACAACTTCAAAATATTTCAAGAAATCTGAATTGGTATAGACGTTGTAGAATTGTTCTTGACTGCTTTCTGTTGGGAAATCAGCTGAGCTTGTCGCTCCAAATATATCAAAAGAAGCGCTATTAGCAGCTAGAAAATCTCCTCGGCTTTTGTTAATATAGAAGTCTAGGTGATCGCTAATCCTGAACTCAGGGACGATTGAAAAATCCTTGTTCTTGCCTCGCAATTCCAGAGCATAATCCTCATAAGAATCATAAGCAGGACTTTGTCTACCTGCCGAGCTTGAGACAAAAGCACCGTCTTCGATACGACCAGAGAGCGAGCCAGCTTCCCATAAAGCATTCCCCCCACCGACAGTTAAGAATCCAAAAATACGATCACCCGTACCAGCCGCACCAGCAGACTCAGCTATAGCAATGCCAGACGGTGCAGCAACGGATGCTGTCGTAGCAACCCAATGCTTAAGAGAATATAAAGCAGAAGCTGTTATATATTGCTTGTTTCCATAATGGCCATAAGTTCCGTAGTTTTGCAGCTCCCCGGCTGGGGAGGTGCCATCCGTTTGAGCGGTAACTGTCGTACTCGTTGCGAATCCATTTTTTGCATCCATCGCCCAAATACTATATTTACTTCGACTTCCTAAACTTATCTTGTTAGCTTTATTATCCTCCCGAGTTTGCCTATTAGAATGCCAATAGTCGATTGTATATCCCTTTCTGAGTCTAATTCTATTATCATATGCATTCTTTTCAGCTGGGTACACCGATTCTGAATATCTCAAATAATTAAAGTCTGCGCCATAAGCTGACTTAATCTTATCATATAATTGTGGTTGTTGCGGAGGAGCGTAATTCCTGTTGAGAGCAAGATTAGAATAATAAGATATATTGTTTCCATATGTAGAGCCGATATTTAAGTCAGCCATAGACTGAATTATGGGTTTATGTTTAGAAATAACTGGAGACTCTCTGTACTGGGTAAACCCTCCGTGTCTTTGCGCAGGCAAGACTCTTCCACCTGATGAAAACGTTTGCTTGTCGTTATTTTCTATAGATATAATGTGGCTTTCTCTTAGCACCCTAGCAACAGGATGTTCTCCAGTCCTTATTTGTCTCCATGTACTGAACCCAGAAAGGCTTCTTCGATGGGCCATAAGAGCCGAAAGAACTTGACCACTTCCGACATTATTGGTGGGATTTGTGTTGTAGGGACTACTAGTGGATCCTGCATCTGTGGTTAGCGGGTAGCCCAACGTTTGCTGCGAAGCCGATATCGGCTCGTTTACCACTGTATTCAGCCCAATCAAATCTACTGGGATTCCGGTGTTCGCGGCTGCGATATGACTTTGACTTGCAAATGTAATGGCGTTCACATAACCGGCTGAAGTGGAAACCTCAAAATCTCTAGGGGCGTACCCAAGCATTGTCCTGCCACTTGAGCGTGTGCCGCCCAATGCTGTTGACTCATAGGAGCCTGTCAGCCATACATATTGTAAATCACTTTGTGGTATGGGGCGTGTTATAAAACTGTTATCATTCACAGAAGCCGTAGCCACTGTGCCCAAATCTCCCGTGTAAGCATTGCTATATAAAATTCTGTTTAAAGTATTTCTATTTATTTTATGGAAATTGGCAGTCCCAGAATAATCTGCCGATGTTGCTGTCGCTCCTGGCCTGAATCCAAACTGTGAGGTAGAAGCAGATAGCATCGTCCTGAGTGGGACTCTAACTAGGAGGTTCCTATACGGCAAAACATTATATACACTGTACTGCCCCGTCTCTGCGTCAAGCCCGCCTCGCGATACGTCAGGCCCCCCAGGAGCAGAAAATATTTCCGCTATTACGTGGGCTGAGCTGCTAAATTGAGATATCTCGTGGTCCACAATTCCTGTGATGTCTCCTGACACTATGTGGCTTATGGATACGCCTTCGTTCCTGACAAATTGACTATTATTTCCAGCCCTGCCAGCGACTTGCACAACTTCTCTAATGTTAGAATAGTTGCCCAAAGCACTACTACCAGTAATTTTTAAATTCTCTATGTTTACGGGACGTTTAGCCTTTACATTTCTAGTAATAGTGTCTCGCGGTTTATCTGTATCTGGGTGAGCAAACGTAAGGGAAGTAGAAGTAGTTGTAAGTTTCCACGACTCAGCACGGTTAGTTATATCATCTGACCCACTATTAATTGGGGTATGTCTTGAAACATGGCCTCCGACAAACTTCTCCGTGAATGGACTTTGCAATGGAATTTCTCCACCAGCATGGTAGGCATCAGTATGAAGGTTTACAGCCTGAAAGGTGCCGAAACTAGAGTTATACCCATCTGCTGATCCACTTAAGACTCTAAATGGAGCAAACGTTTCTCCTTTTAAACTATTATTAGTTTCTTCAAAAACTTGATATTTTTTATGCATAGGGTGTATGACATCGTTCACATCAATCACATTCTTAATATTATCAAATACAAATCCATCTGCGGTTCCAAAGCTCACCACGTCCCTATAAGAGCCGACCTTCTTGCTGCGAGCTGAATTTATCCCGCCATGAATAACTCTACGTCCTGTGCCGTGTCTTGATACTTTATCCTCTATACCCACTTCGGCACTAAGTTTATATGGTGTTCTGTATCTTCTATCTCTCACCCCTCTCTTAGATCGTATTATTGCATTTCTTGATAAGTTTACATCAGCATTGCTAGAAGAAAGAATAGGATGGGTAGCCTCTGCATATTTCCAATAGATTGTATTGTCAGCTTCGCTGTCAGAGATGGGAGCATATGCATATCTCCAGTTTGGTATTTCATCTGGTTCAAACTTATTAATCCCATTTAGGCCAGCAATAATCTCACCAGATTTAAGCTCTAGGGCTGGGAACTTGTTGTAATATTTGTTTCTTTCTAAGACGTGACTTTCAATCATGGTCCGAACATCTTCTGATGTATTTGCAGAAGCAGGGATTAACTGTCTCAGAATAATGGAGAGTGAAGAGTCGATCCACCTATAAAAATCAACGTACTTATCTAAGTCTGGGACGTTCTCTACATTCTCAAAAAAGAGATTACGCAGCTTAGCCATATCTTTGTATTCTTGGCGATACCTGTTAACAGGTTCGCCAATTAAATTGTTGAAACCAACAATTGTACTAAACATATTAAGCATTTCTTCAGAAATGGTTTGATACATACTCTTTTCGATCGCAAAGAAATGATTAATAGTTCTACTATCTTTTTCAAAAATCTCATCGTCAAAATCCATGATATTTGTCATGTCATAGCTTGTAACAACCTCTGGCAATGACTGGACTGCTGTCTGCACATACTCGACAGAGACAGAGCTTGTGGAGCTGGCTGGGAAGAAAAAACCACGTCCTGTGTGTTGGTTGCCGACTGATTCGCCATAGTCCCCTGGATATCTTGTTCTCTTCTCTATAGAGCCAGATGAAAAATCATTAATTAGAAATTCCCCATCAGTATCAGACCCAGTCACATCGTCTAGAGCCCAGGATAGGGATAAAGTTTCTATCTTGGGAATATGATGCCCTTGTGTCCCAACATCATATAGGTGTGTGCTTTCAAGAGGGTCCAAGACCCCATAAGCATTAGTGTTTTTAGCATGAGAGGTTACCTCTTCATTAGTTAAAAAAGATTCCCAGTGCCTCACGGATGAAACTTTTATGTCAGATTTTGTCGTTATAGACCCGGTAAAGTCTACTCTGTGTGCCCCTGCATAATATCTTCTTGGACTAGTTATGTATCCATTTGCCGTAGCAGACTGAGCCGTTGAAGCAGTAACCGAAAACTGGTTCTTCACAATGCCCAATTCAACATTACAGCCATAAAGCTCAAATATAATATCGCTTTCGCCTGCCGTTCCCGCCGAACCTGAAACATAATCAGCTTGCTCCTTCTTGGAAAGGTACGTTCTGATGGCAAAATTCCATTTAGTGTCATCGTATAAGTCTTGGTATACACTACTTGTTAGTCTAATGGTCTGGGCGGGATTCTCTAGTACAAAATAAGCATCTTTTGATTCTACAAATGGACGAACAGCATAAAGTTGTAGGCTTCTATCAGCAGAAGTAGAATAGCCAGAAAAATCTTGTATATCTAAACTTGTTTTAACTCGATGGTAGCCAAAGACAGAAGAACTTAAAAAATCAGTTTTGAAATACTGTTCGTCGCTTGGTCTGAACTTTTTAGGAAAGATAACCTCGACCTCAGCAGTTCGGGAATTCCCAGTTGTCCCGGATATATAGGTGACATCTAGCGTATTTATATTCGTACTAGAAGTTTGGTGAGTTATTGTGGATTCAAACCTAGTCGGATGATTAAAGTCCGCATACGTTTTCTTTGTGACTGACGATCTAAAGTTGTCTCTTAGTTTATGTGTTACATTATTTCCATAAAGATTGACCTTAATTAATTCGTCGTCAACCCCATAACATCGAATAACATTTCTAAATGACTTTTCTGTGCCCTTTGTCTTATAAATATAAACTAAATTATTGTATATATTCTGGTAGATGAGATTTTTAATCTCGGATAGATCCTTATCATAAAATCTTGTTTCGCTTTGACCTTTTATGTGCTCTAGGACTGAGGCGTCAACAAAAATCTCAGGAGCAAAAAGACCCGCTGATTCCAAAAGTCTATTAGAAAATGGATAAGGTTTTAAGCTAGAACTTAAGTAAGAAATGTCTTTAAGCCTTGGGACTTCTGCCATTTGAGCGTGAAGGGTATCAAAATAGCTTGCCACAACCTGGGTAAGATTTAATATTTCTCCACTTTCATCATCTTCCTCTATAATCCAAGAAGGCAAAGTATAATAAATTGAAGAGTTATTCTGATGGTCATAGGCAGAGCCGCTTATAACCAACTCAGCCCTTTTGGCCGTAACATCGGGATGGATTGAATATATAATCGGATCTTCTAGCTCATAAGAAGCGGCGCTTGAAGACACAATAGCAGAGCCCGTATTCCTTGCAGTCCCGGCTGGGTATCCAACCCAGACTCCATTACTAATCCTACCGGAATAGTCCAAAACAGATGCGTCTGTAGCAGCAATAGTTGTTATCCCTTCGTTAAATTTAAAGTATACGCCGAGTTCTGTGTTGGCTATGTCGGCATTAGCCCCGCCATCGACATGTCTAAAATAATTCTTTGCTACCTCTTCGTGTGTCCTCTCAGCCTTCCAGTATCTAAACTCATCCAACGAAGCTGAAAGTTTGCCAGCGCCAATCATGGTTTCGCCATGATAAATATTGCCTGACGGGGTTGTTTGCAGTGCCCCTACGAAAGCGTTTAAAGATCCGGTAATCTCTCCAAAAGAAGTCAAAGAAGTATTAGTTTTGGTTTCTTGTAACGCCCCATCATAATAAAAATCAGATTTTAGCTGCGTGGAGCCAGTAACAAATGTTAAAGCTACGTGCTTCCAATTGCTAGTTAAAGATGAGGTTAATACTGTGGATCCTCCATAAGAGATATCCCAGACATTTGATCCAGAAGCCAGATGGGCCCTAATCGGGTCTTCTCCATTGGAACTACCGGTTAGGTAGATGAGAAGTCTGCCATACCCTGCGCTTGAAGAGGCCTCTCCATTCCAGAAATCGAAAATAACTTCCTTATCACTCAGTGAAGATCCAAGCCATGTTCCCTTATTTATCCAAAACTCCGTAGTCACGCCTCTGGTGAGATCAAACTTTAAATTTGATTCTCTAGTTCCTTGTTTGCCCAAGGAGAGAACTCCCTCAGTATCGTATATGTCTCCATCGTAAATATTCGATCCTGAGAATCTGGAGTGTATAGTTTCTCCTATCATTCCACCTGAAGCTGTGTGCGGGCCACCTATAATATGAAGATATTCAGTATCATCCGTTACCCCCCACGCATCGTCGGTGCCTGCTCCGGTACCCTTAATCGTAGAAGTGCCCCATTGATCTGAGGTTAGGGTTATATACCCTGTTGTGGTTGGATAGTCATTATCAAAAAGATGTAAATCTAAATACGAAGAGCTATTAAAGAATTCATGCTTCTCTGCACTTGACCCATCATAAGGGTATTCATTGGTAATTCTATCAAAAGCAGTCTCATAATACTTTTTTGCAGAGCCATATTTGACAAAGTTGGAGGCAGAAGAAAAATCTACATTTGGAACAAATCTATTTTTATCTAAAACTTTAGCTCGAACATTCCTATAAGACTCCGCATCCAGCCCCAAAGTGTCTGGGTCAACCGAAGAGAGTACTTTATATGATTTCCCTTTGTCAAAAAGGTTTTTAGTGCTCATTTCTCAACCCTAAATTTAAATACCTCAGGTTGTTCCACCCAATCTCCTATTGAGTTATTGTAATAAGTAAATTTAATTCCATACATATAATCTACTTGTAGTATTGACATGTCAAGATCAAAGTAGTTGCCAGATAGATCATAACTCATTGCCGTATGTAAATCACTACCAGTTCCATAAGGTATAACGTCAAGTTCATCAATAACCCTAAATACTTTATAAGAACCACTTTCTATCTCCGTGCTTTCAACTACTGTAGTGGCGACAGTATAAATTGTTGGAGACCAATCCTTAGTCCTGGCGAACACCCTAAATCTAGCGGTCTCAGTATTTGAGTAAACAGACTTAAGGTTTGTGATACTCGTTACATACTTATCAGATGGAGCAACATCGTAAGAATCTAAAGTTTTTGGTCTAATGGAGCCAGTATGATATCGGACTAATGCGTCTGAAGCGTTGGTGATGGTATCCCCACCTTTAAACCATACATCATAAATCGTCGTGAGAGGCGTTGACGCGCCCGTGAGGGACACGCTCCCCGTATAGATACCTGTAGTCGAATAAGACCCTGTGACGACTGTGTTGCGTGCTGCATCAGTCACATGGGTGCCATCCACGACCAACTCTAAGGCGCTACCATAAGGAGCGGAATCGTCAGCTGACCCAGAGTAAAAACTAATATAAATATTTCCAGTTCCAACATCAGGTATGTTCCTCAGTTGGCCACGGAAATAATTATATAGATAAATTTTATTTAAGTTTTCGTCAGGTGTCGCCAAAGAACTACTATAGATAAAGTTTCCTCTGTTATCTCTTTTTCTAGAATCCCACCGGGCTTCTAACACGGGCCTTTTGAAATAAAATTCTGAACCTCTAGCGAAGAACTTTTTAGTGTAAAAGGACCTGAACTCTGCGGTATGGCTAGACGATAGCATCACACCAACACCATAATTTTGTTTAAGACCCATATTCACAGCAGTCTCTGAGTTTGCCGACGAACTTAGCCACTGCTCTACAAGAGTTGTGATGTCAATTTCTAAATCTTCTACGCCATCATCAAAATACTGTGTGAAAGAAGAAGATAAATCCGTGTCTGGGTCCGCGTAATCCCCACCAGCAGTAGTCCATGCCTCACTTCCAGTCATATTTATCCAGTTAGAACCGGTAATATCCTGCGTAGAATCAGAGTAGCTTTCCATATCAAGGCCATACCCCTCTTGCCAATCTCTAGAATTAGCATCGGACCCAGTCACAGCTTTGACTTCCATATAATAGTTTTGTGGCAGGGTTTGTCCATGATCCGCATTGAACATCTTTAGATAAAAAGACACACTACCACTAGCCGGGATAGCACCGCTAGTCCTGTCAGTGGCCATAGTGGTCGTCGGAAAGCTAATAAGAATTCTAGCCTCTTCCAAGCTAAGACCTAACGAGCTGGAGGTTTGCCCATAAATGGAAAATATTTCTGAAACGTCTGACAGTCCCATATTTGAGGAGGTCGCACGAGTACTCAAATCAGGTTTAAAAGCATTTGTAATAGTATTGTCTTTTGAGGCAAAATACCTTTTAATAGCCATTACGAAATTGCTCCTGTTATGTCAGAATTTGGATACTTTAGTTCTAGCGCAACATTAATAGGAACCGACAAATAGCGACCATCAGCAGACAGCGCTTCGTTTATATCAAACATTGTGCTTGAATAGTTTGCACCCTTTTTCTTGATTATGTTGACCCTCTTAGTATCCACAACCCCACTTACCTTATTTAGTGCGCTATACATATCTGTAAGATAAAGAGGCTCTCCGATAAACGGAGCAACAGAAAATAATTTCTTTATTGCCTGCGTGCAGTCAGACAGAACCTTAAATCGATTGACTTCTTCATCAACAACAACTTCGTATTCAACACCAATATTGACTATTTTAGCGTCTAAAATATCAACTGTATCGCTAATCATTTTATTCCTATTTAGCCAAACTTTAATATTTTCCTTAATAGTACTGTTGGTGGCCGTAAGCTTACCAGCGGAGTCTTCAGAAATTAAATACAAATTTAGGTTTCGTCTAAGAGAATCGGAATCTCTAACAATTCTACACCTCTTGACAGAACCAAACTTTTCTGGCATTGCATACACCAGCGCTTCATAGTCAAGTTGTGTCACAGCCCTATTTTGAGTTGCAAAGAAATCAATAGTTCTTCTCCTTAACTCTTCTGCGGACGGCAGTGAAGTATCACCCGTTATTGGCTCATTATTATAAGACTCTAAAGATGTAGATATGTTTGTAACCTTGGAATCTGTCAGATCCGATCTGTTGCTGAATTCTAGAATTGGCCGAATAACTTTAGTTACCGAACCCGCAGCAGCGTTAACGTTAGCCGCCGTATTTGTTCTATAGGTGATGGTCAGAGTAGTGTTTGCAGGAGCAATCCCAAATTTGTCAGTAGTCAAAAGCCGATAAGGATCAAATGACTTATCTGTAATATAGTCTCTCCCGTTTAATTGTAGGACGACATTTTTTGGATCGGCTACCGAGGGACTTCGTATTTCCGAGGGGCCTCCATAGCCAAATTGCAGGAAGATGTTATCCTGCTCTCTTTCAACCACAAATCTTCTTGGGACTATCATGGGTCTCAATAAGGAGGGCACGGTTTCTTTATTATCTCCTTTATTTACGACTTCCTTATACACAGTGTTCTGTGACAAGTGCTCAACCTCAAGATACTCGTTCCCTTCCGAATCCACAACAGATAGAACCTCTGTTATTGTATCGGAATCAAGTTTTGTCCGTCGAAATCTCTCAAAAGATCCAATACTAATCTTTTCAACTCCAAAGATGCCAGAAACGATTCTTCCGTAAGCCCTTACAGCATAGTATGTAGGAAGCCCTGTTGAGGTATCGGTCCTGGCTGCCACTATTTCATTTGCAGGGTCATCGAATCTTACATCCTCATCTAGTATAAACGTGTTCCCTGACGTAGATGATAGCTCGCTTCCCTTTTTAAGGATTGGCAGATAAGCGCTATCTGGACCGAGACCAGATGTGCTTGCTGGCACTATTGCGTATATAGCGACGGTGCCATAGGATGATGGGTTTGCTTTATATTTAAACCCCATCTGGCGGCTGAGTCTGATAATATTGTTGTATTCTATCGCAGAATCGATAAAGGATTCATTAACTTGGTAGTCGAGGTAAAAAGACAAGATGTCCCCAACATACGCTACGGTGTCAATCATTAAAGCCCCAAACGAAGCTTCGTTAAAATCTTTAAAGGTATCTGGGTAGTATCGCTTGGCATGTTCGATCAAATCTCTTTTAATCGAATCGAATTCTCTGCTTGTGTACTTTATCGGTGTTTTACGAGACGGCATCTATTAGGTCCCCAATTCTTTAATAATTAGTAGTTGAAATTAATTTGTTGGAATTTCTAAGACATCTCTAACGGCCAGCTTCTTTATGCTATAGGCTATTGAAACTCCTAAGAAATTTTCTGCCAACTCTGGCCTATCTTCCATAGATTTAAATAGAATGTTCTCAATCTGAATATATGGTAGATACTTGGATGTCTGTTCTCTTATCCTAGCATCTATCCTCCCCTGTGTCGTCCTGGTATTGTTCTCGAATAAATAGGCCAATATGCCAACTCCAAACTCAGGATCCATCATTCTTTCCCCTGGGTTCGTCAAAACAAGCATTTTAAAGTTTTGTTTAGCGACTTCCTTAAGCGTTTTAGTCAAGGTATATCCATCATCTGGGTCTAGCGTTAGCGGCAACTTTGGCGAAAAACCAGCCATTTTTATTCCTCCTTACACGGTGAGGGGCGTAACGAACTCCATTGCCACCACTTTAAGTCTACCCCACTATTTCTAGTTGGACTATCATTTTCTATATATACTTCTTCGGGGGTCATACCATCTCTGTCCACATAATCGTAATTAGTGTAGCAAGTAGCTTCTAGTATCTGTCGAGCCGTTCTTTTAGTATTTTGAAAGGAATTCACCATCCCCTCATTCCCTCTCCAAGTATTCATTCCACCAAATTTGCCCAGACCTATCCAGCGACCACCACCAGAACCATCGTTCTTAGCAGCCCAGCCATCTTCAACATTAGCCAGAGAAGGAACAAATGTCGTTCCACAATAGATAGCTAATAACGCCATGTACTTTGGCATTGGGAAACAATGCTCAAACAACATCTTATACTCTGGGGTTTCTATGAGTTTGCAAATTAGATTTTGTAAATAATCGTTGTAAAGCTGCGCTGTATAGAGTTCCCCTTCATTTATTTCCAACTCGGCTTCTGCTAAGGGAATTGCATTTTTATAGTATGAGTGGTAGGCTTTATTCATATAACCAAAATCTGCGGTCAAATCCGAGGCTGCTGGGAATTCAAAATCGCTTGCTACAGAAGCTCCTAACATTTCCGGAATAAATGTTAGTCTTAAACCAAACCTCCACCCATCATCTGCGACGATCGAGTGGCCAGAGAGTATATTTTCCAAGTCGGCAAGATTAGCTACATACCCAAGTTGTCTGGCGTTCGCACTGGCGTCTGTGAGCGTTCCGCCAATGACAACATATCTTTCAAGAATAAATGGAAGGCCCCTACCCCCTGGGTCTGGGTCTTCCAGCCTCTCTAGAGGATGATCAGCTGAGGCTCCTGCCGCCAATGAGGCATAATATGAAGCAGAAGGCACATCTAATGGGCCACCGTCTCCACCATTCGTCGACGTGTCTATTGCCCCGCCAATAAGGCTTCTATTTTTTAATATGAAGTCATCTATATCTGTATAGTCTGATTTAACAACCTCCTGAAAGATTTCCGAGGTTCTTTCAAATTCTTCTAAAACATATCTTCTTAATATTGTCTTGCAGTAACCAATGACTGGCGAGGGAATATAAACCGGAAGGCCTGCGGTTGGGCTTGCAACCGCACCTTGGAAAACAGCGTCCCACTTTTCTTTTCTATCTGTTGAGGTTTTTTTAGCTGAGAACAGCCCAGTAAACACTTCCGGTGGAGTGTACGTCCAATTATTTTTTACATGTTGGTTAATTAAATCTCTCGCCTCTTTTTCCTCTGGAGTCTCGTCCAATATTATTCCTTGCTGAACTTTTAGGCCAAAATTCTGAACCACCTGTTCTAAGAATAACCACCAATAATCTTCATACTTCTTGTTATATCTTTTGCCCCGACCAGAGGTAAGAAGGCCCTTCTCCATATTTTCTATGATATAGTCAGCAAAAACATCACCATAATTCCCTTTTTCCATGCCTAGCACGCTAAGAGCAGGCAAAGCTTTTAACATAAATTCAACAGCATAAACTCTTATAGTCGCTGCTATTGTACCCTCTACTACTCCAAGAGCCGCTTTGGGTAGTATTCTGTCGAAAGGAGATTCTACTTCAGTTGTAACCCCGTCAACCTTTCTCCATCCTCGTGGATCATCTTTTATTTTGCCAGCGAAAGCATCAGCTACTTTAGCTAATTCCTTAAATTTTGGAAAATTCGTAGACCCGTCAGGTGTCTCACATGGCTTAAATGAAGGAATTATATCTTGTGCTATCTTTAAAAACCCTTGAGGATCAGGATATCTAATATAGAATGGCGGATTACCTTCGGAACCTCCATACCTTTCAATAGCGGCGGCTATGTCGTCAAATTCGGCAGTCTGGTGAAAGTACACAACTTTTGGCGGTTCGACTTCACCATCTGCGTCCCTAAACCCATAGTTGAATATACGATCATTCGAAGCTAGTTTAGCCGCTAATTGATTTATAAGATTTCTGTTAATAGGTTTAAAGGTAGAGCCTCTAGCACTAGGGGAAATTTCGCCCCCAAATGCTAAGTCTACCTTATATTTAAGCAATTCTAACCAAGAATAGTCAGGCGAGGTAAATTTAAGATCAAGATCCAATACAGTCTCCTTAAAATCGGCCACCCCTGGGGAAACAGAAGAATTTACATCCATATAAGCAAGAGTTTCGGTAAAGGAGTCTCCCGTGCCTTCCCAGTCCTCAGAAGTCATAACTACCTTCATTCGATGACCATCCCATGTATACTCCTGTCCTTCTGGAGGGGGAGTCCAATAATCATAACTAAACATAAATGTTAAGGGATTTTCTTCTTCATATCCGATCCAAGGTATAACCACAGAGTAGGGGTCAGCAGGGGCAAGACTATAAGATACAGAGAAATTTTCTAAAGTATATTGTAAATGTCCTGCGACCTTGTCGGGCAGGCCACCAATAGCTGGGGGACGACCATGTGTTTCCGGCGCCCCGTCCCCGTTTTGATCATTATCAGGATCACCCTCAGCTTCTGGCTGAGTCCCGTCAGCACTAAGTGGGTTAAACAAGAAAGGCAACCAGAAGAAATTTGCTGCGTCGTCAGTAAAATTAAGAGGCCCTGTGACCCAGCCATTATGGTCTTGCACCTTGTTGCCCTCTGCTCCCTTGCCCCACTCATCGCGAGGAGGATGTGCTCTTGTCCCATAAGAACCGTAAAGGTTAAAGAAAGAAGGACCAAACATTTGTTCAAATTTTAAATGCTGGTTATATCCACGACCTCTCGAATCGGCTAAGACCATATTCAGAAAACCACGACGACCTATTATATCTTCTGTAAAAGAAACAGCCATGGCATCAAACATAGAATTAAACATTGTATCCATAGCTATACTTTCATCCGGTAATGCCGCTGGCAGCAACGAAGGCTTATCTGGATCGTTAACATCATGAAAAATATTTGGAATAACACTGTCAAATATACCAGCTTGTAATAGGCCCATAAGGTCTTCTAAATCTGATACGGTTCTTTCCCTTAATTTGCATAGCTGGTCTTCTATACATTCCTCGTCTACTCCCTTTTCGCGGAGTGCATCTGCTCGAACCGATCTGAATACATTGAGAAGGCCAAGATTATCACATACTTCTTTGCTAACCGGAAGGTTTGTTGCGTCATCAATACAAAGAGCCTCTAAATCAACAAATACGCCGATTGATTTGAAAAACTGGTGGACAGAGGGTTTATCATATAAACACTCCGAGAGGGGCTCAGTAACAGGATCATTTTTAGTTATTTCAATAACAAGATCATAGAGATTATCCGAACCTTCCCCGGTAATAAGGTCAAGTAGTTCGCACTGTGTGACTACTGAAGCTACATTGTCTATGTACCTACCAAGAGCTACTGGGTCAGAACAAGAACCTATGGACCCCATAATATTTCCTAAAGCGTCATCCATGACCGCAGAGTCTACGTTGAGGTCCCCACATATTCCATTAAGCATAGCTTCACGCAAATTCAATGGATCTGCGCCAACCCTCGTTTTACATAGTTCCTCCGCTATTATCTCAAGAATTTTCTTTAATATTAAAATCAGAAGACGAATTAATAATTCTTTTAGAACCCTCCATGCGTTATCAATTAATATTTTTCCTAGACTATTAAACCTTATCTTTGGCATTATAGGCACGGTTATTCCGACTTGCAATTCACAAACGTCTATATTCACACCAGGAATTTTAATAAATTCCTTAAGCGGTGGGTAGAACAAAGGAGGAACAGCACAAAATTTATCTATTTTTTCTAGGATAGACATGGCTATCCCAGCTCCCGGCAAGGTATTCAAGATGTCTAATAAATCATCTGCGTTTAGAAGATCGTTCATTACCAAGTCAGCAACAACATTTTTTAGTTCGCCGTAATCTTGAGGTGTTGGGTATCGATTGTCTCCCCCAATAGACCCTATAGAGCCTGGTGGATTGCTTAAGGAGACCTCAGCAGTAACGGCACCAGGACTTTGAGTAATCCCTCTGAAAGACTGGTCTCCTAAACTACCAAAAGGTACATCTGTACTTGTATAACTTGCCCTGTTGTCGAAGATTGGCTCTATAACGGCCCCCTCGCTATCTACTATAGGAATGCTAGTAAAGCCAGCCAATAATGGCAGTAACTGCGGCGTAGCTTCGTTAAGAATTGCCCCGCCCAATTCGGAAACAAGTATTTTATTTATAACCACCTCTTGCATCTCAGGAGACATGCTATTGATAAAATTACCAATAAATTCGTCGCCCATCCCCCTAATAGCTGCTGCCACAATAATGCTAACCGAATCATCGTATCCCAAGGCGTTAAGTGCACAATCCACAGCAGCTTTAATTAAGTCAAATAAGCCACACATACCAAGATTGTTTAACATGCCACCGTATAAAGCGTTAATATCATCATATCTTCCCCTCACCAAAAGCTCTGGGAGATCGTTAATAAACCTATCGCTCGTCAAGTATTCCTTAAGAGTCATATCTGTTATTTGCATAGCAAAGTCTTCTCTGCCCTGGTGCTCAAGGATTTTATGATCAACCAGGACGCAAGGATTTGCGCTTAATTGGGAAAGGAGAGCGCTTTTGATATCGTTTACTTGGCTCATTGCCCATTCGCCAGCAGTTGCTTTACCCTCGAATACACCAGCGGAGGTTCCCCCAGGACAAGCCACTTCAGAAAGTTTTTTAATGCCCTCATTCCCCTCAACCACTGGGGAGGTTAAATTGAGACCATAGCTCTCTTCTATCTCAGGGTATCGATATTTTTTCACCATATCGTACCATGTCATAGAATTCCTTGCCATCATATCTGTTTTTATATTTGGCAATTGTGAAATATAGGCCATTGCTGTGGCATCTGCTGCCACAGGGCGATTTATAAAAGAATCAACTCCTTTTTCCAGACTAAACGGAGGGCTAAATGGCTTTTGTACTTTTATATACTCAATCTTATAAGTTGGTGAAAACCCTATCTCTACCCACTCTAAATCATCTTTGGGGTACCCAGATTCTCTAAACAAAAGCATTAGTTCTTTGTAGAAATTCATAATCCTACTGGATTCTGCGGTTAGATTCAGACCCTTTATGGTTCTTCCTGTCTCCAAATGCCAATGAGCATAAGAATTTTCGTATAACTCAAGGCCATAGCTTACTTTATCAAATATGCTCTGCATCTCTGATACCAGAAAAACAACAAAAGAAGATTCTCCGTCGTAATGGACAGAGGATAGAGGTTGCTCCTCTACTGAGGGTGTCTTATCGAGTATTCTATTAAATTCTTCGGCAGATACAGTTATAAGAACCTTTGTTTTGGCCAATGGTCTTGGGGGAATATAAAAATCCTTAACTCTTGCCGTGCCAGAAAAGACTATACCATCCAAATAGAAACCACTGCTTCCGTCTATCAATGAATCTTTTGAATTCAAATTGACCCCAGTACCATCTGATAAGTCTAAGAAAGTCGTTGTTTTCTCTTTATTATAGTAGCTTAAAAGCTTGTCCATCGCAGATGGAATAAAAGAATCTAAGTATGCTTGGCTACAATCGGGAGGATCGGCCAACATAACAATAGAGTATTCGCAAGTTTTTTGATTTAAAAACGGTTCTTCCTCTGTCTGGTTTAGCCAGTTGGGAGTCAAGGCTTGCGGGTTTGGGATACAAGTCATGTAAGTTTCAACTATAGGAGGGCCTACTATATCTTTACAATCGCTTGCATTAATCGGTTGGAAGTCTAAGCCAATATCTATAGCCGACCCTATTGAGTCGCACTCTACCCCAATAACTCCAGAATTCATTATTGCTTGGTTTAGGATTTCAGTGGACAACGCTGGGGATGCGTTATGGCCTTCCAAAAAAGAATACCAAAAATCTAATGAATCAGGGTGGAGTATCTCATCGAGCGAAGCACTTCCGCTAAAATAGATCTTATCCACCATGGAACGAAATACTTTCATGCTGCAAGAGTTGGTCCAAGAATCGCTAAGAGCATCATAATCCATAGAGCCCCCATAAGGAGGGAGGCTGCATTCAGTCTGAGTTAGGTTACCGTACCCTGCATCTTCTAGGATTCCGTCGTACCACGACGAACCGGGACCTATCCCAGCATCATCCAGAATAGTTATAGCTTTTTCCAACCATGTTACGAATGCCCTGTAATCAGCATCCACAATTCTTACTGAGTGTCCTAGAAAGTGTTCATCCCTATCTGGGCACCAATTGGAATGAATTGCTCCCCACCCACGACCATCAATGTTTGTTACGCCGTCGTCGACCGAGCTAACTGTTTTTCGGGCACCTTTTTTGGGATAATACCTAATAGAAGTTGTGTGGGAACCCTGTGGTTCAGGGTCTAATTCGCCAGCCCATACTGGGAGTCCAGCGCCGCTTCCAACATTTGGTGCGCTTGGAGAGCCAGCTTGTTTTCCTAACTGTGTTCTGTCAGCAAATTCCCCAATCCCAGGCACTGTTGTAGTCTCCACATCATGCGTTTCATAGCCATACCAAAACATCTGACACCAAGTGAATTTTTGCATACTAGTTTTAAGCCAATGCTCATCTGAGGTTTTCTTGTCTTCATTAATGTGCAGAAAGGAATCTAATACTTCTAGTAAGAAAGCAAACTGAAGGGCATCAGTCATTGGATCGTCAGAAGTACTTCCAAGGCTGCCTGGCCCCTCTTTAAAAACATCCTCTCGCAGCTCTTCTTCAGTCGAGAACCAGTTTTCCCAGTATGTGTCAGATCTACCCTTTTCTACATATCTTTCATAGTCTACTCTTAACATAGGGTGAACAACCAAACACCCGGCCATGCTTATCCAATCGTCCTCCTCGTCTGTCGTCGTCCTCGTTGCATCCACTGACCATTCCTTTATACTATAATCGCTAAATATAGTATATTTAGGACCCTTTATATAGTAAGGCAAAGCCCCACTCCAGTCACTAAACCCACCAGCTTCTATAGTACTATAATAATAGGTCTCCGGAAGTGGGTCGTCAAAAGGGGTGCCGCTATCTGTATCTATGTTTATTTCTAGACCTTCTTCAAAAACATTTTTATTAGTATGTGAGCTAAGTTCTGTGCCATACCTCTGCTTGAACGCATCGATTAAAGCTCTTGCATAATAAATAAAAGGATCATCATCATAAATTTCAATTTCTGGGCATTGTGCCATAGCTTAATCCTTAATTAGTTTTGTTGTTTGGAGAGAGAATACAAAGAGGACTACTAGCTTCCAGCCAGTTAAATTGAGTTGCAATTTTCATATTTGCAACATTTAGAGAATTTTTCACTAGAGTATCTTGAATAATCTTTATGGTGGACGATGCAGATCCCGGAATCAGCGATGCAAAATCCGGCACTGCAACGCCAGGAGTCGCTGAGGCCACAGTGTGAGAATGTTCTGCGATTCGCGTATTGTATTTTAATTGATACATGGCAAAATTATTTACTGCGTCTGATAAATTTTGTATATCTTCTATTAAATCTTTTAAAAATGCAACCAACAAATCACCCCTTACCATTGGCTGAACCTTATTAAATGGTCCACCATATAGTAAGTTTGCCGATTGCACGGTGGGGTCCAATTCACCGATAACTCCAGTACTGCAATTGGCTATAAGATGAATACCATTATGGGACTGAATATTTCCGCCTTGAGAAGTTGTTTCTTCTACCTTTCCTGAACCCTTTGTGCGGGCATTAGTATAAATTCTTACTCCCTCTCTACCGATTATCCTTACCGCGTCTGCTTTTATGCCTATTGCTGACCTATTTTCCGATGGTAATATCCCGTTAGCGTCATCAGGAGATAAATTAAAATATCGATCTATATCTCCCCTTTGGGTCAAATAAATTCTAGCAGCATCAGTAAAAAAATTAGGTCCCACCACAGTCCCTGCTTTGGGCTCAGGACCTCCGCTACCCACTACGATGTCTATTGACCCGGCAGCAGTACAGCCCCGCCCTCCATACCCACTGAGGGCCTCTCTCGTGTGCCTATCGCGGCCAAATGCTATCCTATGCCTACCCCAATGGGTATTCTTTCTTGGCAAAACTATTTCACTGTCTACCTTTTCATAGGTGACCATTGGCTCCTCAACATCACCGATGCCCCCTTGGCCGTCTAAGTTAACATCTTCTCCGCTGGCCTTTCTGGCCAAGCATTCCTCATCTCTTTCATTTTGAGCTTTAGTTCCCTTTCTAGCAATTTGTTTCGTCACTATTCTTAACCTCCGTTAAATGTAAACTCTTCTTCAGGCTCACTAAAGTTGTACTCTTCTCCAGGCCCAGGGCTAAACCCATATTCAGCCTCGATCTCCCGGTCTTGGGCGGCATTCTTAGCGGCGGCTACTTCTTCTACGAGGGCGACCGCTGCATCGAGGACTGCCAAAGTCGTGGGTGCGATCTCTGGGTTGTTCATTATTTCTTCAGGACTAGAAGATGAGCAGGGCGAAGCCGATTCAGACGAATTTACAATGCCAAGATACTCTCCATATTGCCCGCCATTAGAAGAAAATAGATCAACTTTAATTTTGTTGCCCGGCTTAGGAACAGTTTCATTATTCTTCAAAACACTATAAAACACCGGGTGCATCAATATCGCTAAATTTCTAAGTTCCACACAACCTAAAGCATCGTCTGGCTTTGGGAGACTTGCATGAAATTCGGGTATCCTCGCAATAACTCGCAATAAAAATCCTGGTGTTTTTGGTTGGACTTGTAGTGGGATCTCGTTTGTGGGATCATTGCTGGCAGCTAAACAAATTGCTTCGTAAGGCCCAGTGCTATTGTCTTTAAGAGCATTTGAATAAACAGCCGACAATGCTTGTCGCATAGAAGCTACATTATTAAGATTATATTTGTCTTTCCTTATCCCAAACCTTTCATAAGTATTATCGTTTAACTTGCCCATAGGGGTCTCATCGATCAATTCCGCTAAAGTGGGCATTAGTTATCCTCCTGAATCAAGCTAAATATCTCTTCTTTGTCTTCCTCGGATAAGCCTATGCCCTTTTCTTCTTTCTTATGGATAAGGGTTGCAACCTTTACCAACTGTTCGTTGGACCTTTGGAGCGTCTCTACATATTTTGATGCAATCATTCCTACCTCTCCATGTCGAGCCTCATCTTTACTTAAATATCTAACGACATCATCAAGCAGTTCTCTTGTAATCTTACGATCACTTTCGATATTCTTAATTGTCTTTTCTAAGTAATGATCTAATTTTTTCACAATTGTCCCTCATCCCAACGATGTTTGAATACTTTGTATTTAGTTCTTAGTTTATTTAAGTTGTTCACAACTTGCTTAGTATTCAAACCCGTAATTTCTCTAATGTATAAATAAATAGCCTTTTTGTTAAAAATTAGATTAGGATTATCCTTGTCCTTAAGGAGGATTTTTATTGCCTGGAGCACCTTTTCCTCATTTACTTTCAATTTCATTTTTTCCCAACCTTCTATTTCCTTCCACAGAAGCCCCCAAAACTCCGCTTCTTGTCTACGTTCATCATATTCAATTTCTACGGACGCATACCTTAGCTGGTGGTCAACACTTAAATCTTCGATATTCATCTCCCGTTTATTTTGTAAATTAGTTTTTTTAACTTTCTGTATGAACCAATTTTTGGTTATAACACTAAAATAAGAAAATGCTTTAGATCCTTTCTTTGGGTTGTACTTGTCCAGTATGGTTGTCAAATGTATTTTACATTCCTCTCTAAGATTGTCTATATTAGGCAAAGTAGTAAACTTATATGTAAACACAATTTTATCAACCATCTCATTGAAAGCTGGCTGGATATAGGTTATGTATAAAGTGGTCCTCTCTCTTGAATCTGAAGTGGCGTTATATTGAATTATAGCGTCTTCATGTACTTGAGTGAAATATTGTCTCTTCTTACGTTTAGACCTCTTCCTTGCCATCAAGCAAATCCCCCTCTTCGTCAAGGGGTTCAGATAAAAGAAAAACATCTTCGTACTTATCTAGTTCCCCCTTTACTGCTTTGGAGTGTTCTAACAAACGAGTTAAGGTAGGATCACCATAGAACCTCTCAAGCTCATATACCTCTCCTAAATGTTCCCCAAACTCCGATATCACATCATGCAGCAGACCTAAGTTTTCCGATAAATACAAAAGATTTTTTAATGTATTTCGTGTGTACCATATTAAAAATATATTCAGAAGTATAGATAACACTAAAAATATTATTTCAATCATTATGCTCCTCTTTTAGTTTTTGCTTTTCTGCTTCCACATCCTGCTTCGCATCGCGTATAAATTCATTTACAAGCTTGCCCGCTTTATTGGGTTTACAGACAGAAAAAGATAAGAACGGAATTCTTTGTAGTTGTGTGCTCTCACAATAACCACACTTCTCTGTTCTTTCTAGCATAGAATGATATACTTGGAATTCTTCACCACACTCAGAACACTTATAATTATACTTCGGCATCCTCTTCTTCCTCACCAAATTTAACGAGCGGTGGATTCATGACCATCAGGCCAGCTCGACACAGCCTAAACTTAAATCCCCTAAGAACAGGGACGATGTCAGACTGCTCCATCAGAGATTTTTGTAGTGCCATCATTAAAGCGCCCATGGCTTGCTCAGTCAGCTGTATATCTTCGTTATTACTCATTTTTAACTCCTTTAATCAAATTATAATCTTCTTCATACATAAGCTTTGCTAGTTCTTTAAATTTTATTTTTGGTTCCCACCCCAAATTAAGCTTAGCTTTTGTTGCATCTCCCAGTAACAATGGGACCTCATGTGGCCTAAACAATCTCTCGCTTATCCTCACATGCTTTTCAATGCCTAATCCCGCTAATCTAAACACCTCTTCTAAAAACTCCTTGACTGTGTGCGTTTCTCCTGTCGCGATAACATAGTCATCTGGCTGGTCTTGTTGCAGCATAAGCCACATAGCCCTGGTATAGTCACCAGCAAACCCCCAATCCCTTTTGGCATCTAAGTTACCTAGATGCAGTTTGCCTTGGAGTCCTAATTTTATTCGAGCAGCTGCTTTTGTTATTTTGCGAGTTACGAAGGTTTCACCCCTTCTTGGGGACTCGTGATTAAAAAGTATACCAGATGATGCGTGCAGATCATAAGATTCCCTATAATTTCTCACTAAATGATGAGCGTAAACTTTAGCACAAGCATAAGGAGATGCTGGCTGCAAAGCTGTTAGCTCATTCTGTGGGATCTGTGGGTTGTCGCCAAACATTTCAGATGACGAAGCTTGATAAAATCTTGCACTAGGAACTACATGTCTTATTGCCTCTAACATCCTGATTGTACCCATCGCGATAGTGTCCGTTGTACTCTCTGGTATTTCAAATGAAACTCTAACGTGAGACTGCGCGGCGAGGTTGTAAATTTCATCAGGCCTATACTCGCTTAACAATCTCCACATGCACCCAGAATCGTTTAATTCGAAATATCTCATACTAAAATTTGGATGATTAAAAATATGGTCTATACGTTCAGTGCAAATAGTAGAAGTCCTTCTTTTAAGGCCAATTACTCTATAACCCTTACCCAGTAGCAATTCAGATAAATAAGAGCCGTCTTGGCCAGTTACACCTGTCACTAGCGCTGTTTTCATATAACACCCCTTATTAAGGGATAATTATTTTTAACCCACAAGCATGTTTTGGTCAAACCTTTTTCTAAAGAAGTATACCATCTTCTATCCCAGCCTAAATCTAAAAGTTTTTTATTAGAACTAGGTTTCCTATGCTGCCCAGTTGGCATTTGTGTATCCCATCTTACCTTGCCGTCATATTCTAAGATAAAACAAATCATTTCTACAACTTGCTTGATAGAATACTCTTCGGTGTTTCCGATATTAATTGGTTCCGGCTCATCATAGTTTTCTAACAAAAACATTAGTATTTTAACGATGTCTTCAGAATATGTGAATTCTCTTAATGGTGAGCCATCCCCCCAGCATCCTATAAATGGCTTATTATCTATTTTAGCTTCCCACACTTTTCTTATAATCGCTGGTATGACGTGACCATTCTCTAAATCAAAATTATCATTTTCACCGTAAAGGTTGTTTGGAATAGCTGTGATAAAGTTACATCCGTATTGTTGGCGGTACGCACGAGACATAACGTCTACCATTCTTTTTGCGTATGCATAGCCAAAGTTAGACGGGTGTGGTGGTCCGAGATGCAGTTGATCCTCGGTAAGGGGGTAGGCTGCATAAGGAGCATCAGGATAAATACAGGTAGAAAGAAGAGATACTACCTTATTTGCTCCCCCAAGGTGGGATGCGGACAATACCTTTTCATTTAGCGCAGAGTTTTGGTTATAAAAATCTGCCACTTGTTCTGTGTTTGCCTTGACCCCGCCAACCTTTGCCGCAAGATGGATTATGTTTTTCCCTCCAAACTCTTGTTTATGGAAATTGCTTTTTAATATAAAGTGTAGTTCTTGGCGAGTTGGATAAATGGCATCTGGATATACACGCAGGAATGCTGAGCCTACCATTCCTGAGCCTCCTGTCACTAATAGGTCCATACTACAGGTACTCCTTGCCAAATGTCATTAAGTCTTCTACCATATTATTTTTAATATATTTCTCATAGCCCTTTAATAATAGCATCTCTTCGTACACAGAAGGGTCAAAATTAATACCATCTATTATCTGCCTCGGTGTGTTAACTTCCATAAAGTTTAGCCCATTAACAACTGGGTCGTACTTAGCGTTTAATGTTTTAGTTGACTGATTAAACGTATGATATTCGTAATGCTTATACCTTAGCTGCTTGAGAGCATAGAATTTCCTGTTAATTGCCTGGAGGTGGATAAGGCCATACTCTTTTGTCCTTGCCAGAGGCAAATTAATGGGTGCTGTACGGGGTGTGTGAATTTTTATGTCCCTGTATTTGTCGAATGTCATCGTATGCTTCACGGGCATTATAAATGATTTATAGTTTTCAAGATATAAGGGGTCTTGGCGCATAAATTGCAAACTATCAACTACATTGTACCAATAATATTGTATATTATATTTGCCATTTATATGCAAAACATCTTTAAAGTTATCAACGAAATTAGAAGATAAAAGCTCATCCGCATCAATGGCAATAACATAGTCAGCGCCCTGGTTCCTGCTATGTTCGAGCATCCTAGACCTATAATGGGTCTCGTCAAAAACTGGTAGGTTGTCGTTTAAGACAGTAACTTTTGAATCAATCTCGCTGTTGATTAAGTCAATTGTATTATCGGTAGAAGAATCGTTATAAATAACCCACTCGTCAATCGGGTATGAGTTCCAATGAGGCAATACTTGCTCTAATAAAAGGCTCTCATCTTTAATCATAACATTTGCATGTACTTTCCTCATCTTTTGAAGTGCTCTCCATATTGTGCAACAGCTTTCTGGCCATACACGTCTGTGTATTCCCAAAACACTTTTTTCTCTTCTAAAAATTTATGCTTACGTTTTTTCGGGTCGGTCGTAAGCCCAGTGGGGTTGTGGTAATATAAACCATAAACACCCTCAATCATCATAAACCTGCTACCATTGCGAACGGCTCTTAGCCACATCTCCCAATCGCCTGCAAATTTATAGCTATCATCAAAAAGTCCTGCCTTTTTATGCATGGCCCGCCTCCACAATGGCTGACAGCCTGGTAGGCATTTAACCATCATCTCCTTAGAAAACGGGAAGGATGGATACATTTGATACCCGGAAGAGTTTTGATAAAACGTCTCATAGGGCTTGTGGGTAACAAATGTGTGACTGTAAGCCAAATCGAGACCTGCGTCACTATCCAGAGCAGATACAAATCTTTCTATTTGGTTGTATGCCCTTCTATCGTCCACATTTGCATTTGTTAAATAATCACCAGAACTATTTTCTATTGCGTAGTTCCAACAGCCGTATATACCTGGGTCTTCTTCCAGGCGATGATAAAGAATATTGCTGTATTGCTTTTGATATTTAGCTATCACATCAGATTCTTCCCCAGGCGATGCTCCATCAATTATAACAAGTTCGCATTTATCAAAGTATGTCTGTTTTACTATATCCTCTAGAAAGTCCTCTATTTGATCGTCTGCGTTATATAATGATGTGATGATTGAAACTCTTGGGCTATGCATTTAAACTTTCCAAAACAATATTTATTATTTCTTCTTGCCTATAACGCATATATTCGATTAAGTCAAGTCCTTTTTTTGAAAACCATTCTTCATGAATAGCGCCTATATTATTAGTAGTCCTTGTCTTCATCCCCATCATCCTAGCCTCTACGACAATCCTAGAGAGAGTTTCAGGAGTCTTAGGTAAGAAGACCAAAGTAGTGTGTCTACCTAACTCAGATAAGAAGGTGGTGGAGTCTGAGGGTGGTATAAGTGCATAGTCCAGCCCCAGAGCCTCACAGTATTGCACTGCCTCTTGAGTGTTCTTGTGAAACACTGGAGAATTCATAATTGCATATGTATCAGTTTTAGGTTGTTTACTAAGTTTTCCCAATAGAACAAAATGTTCTTCGGACCATAAATTACCGCCCAAACTAATAATATTGTCCAATTCTAAATTCTTTCTAACTATTTCGGCATGAAAATTGCTCTGGCACAGCACAGCTTTCGCATTTGCATAAAATTCTCTATTGATAATATGCTCCTTGGGAGCCTGGTAATTGGGGTAGACGTTGGGGTTCCTGTTGGCGAGGTATTTGTGATCGTGCTCGTAAATGATGTAGTTTCTGCCTTGTAGTATTTTTTGATAACTTTCAATTAAATGTGCGAAGCTTGAGACAATAGTGTGTTTACTGTGTAATAAATCCAGGTCACTGACTTTGTGACTATGGATACTTCGAACAGTGTGGCCTCGATGGCGCAATTTGTTCATCAAAACATCGTCATTTAACTCCCCACCACCAAGTACTTGGTTAACAAAGAAGTCAGCTATAAAAAGTATATCAGCCATGCTCTACCAAATCGGTATTTAATTCTTCAAGCCAGGACTCTACATCAACTACTTCTCCGTATACCGAATCTGCAAACAACTGATGCTGGTTGTCCGAGTTAAACGCTTCAAGAACCCATTCTTGTAGGGTCTTAGCCTTCTTAACCCATTTGTCGTAGTTCTTACGAACTTGCCGCAGACGCATCTTGTAGTGACCTTCATGAGGGTAACACCACATACTGTCCTTCTGAACAACACCGTCCCAAACAGCAGAGTCCTGTACTGGTGCAATATCATAATTAACATCAGCAAACATAGCTTTATTCTTACCATTTTTTTGAGGCATGTACAAGAAATCACAATGACCTGACCACCCTGGGGCAATGACAGGCACCCCATGACACGCGGCATCGAAAATAGGTAAGCCAAAGCCCTCACCATGACTAAGACTAATTAGTGCCTTAACTTTCTCATGTATATAGAGAGACTGCATTTGTGCTTCCGCGAGGTCACCGTGAAGTAGGTATACTTTACACTTTGCGTCATCAGGTAGAAAACTATTTACAATTGTGCTTAAACCCTTGTGTGTGTGCTCTCTATCCATTATAGAATTGTTTTTTAGTGATGTCTTGACAATTAGCCCAACTTCTTGGTCATAGTTTTCTTCAATCCACCACTTTACGGCGTTCTCCATATTCTTTCTAGGTCCCCATTGGGAAACCAACAAATAATTAAAATCGTATTTTAACTTAATATCTAGACTCTCTGGCTTTACTTTTTTCACTGGGTAGTGTACTATCTCTACTGGGACTTCACATTTAAGAGTCATTGGCTGTTTAGTTTCGCTATGCATACCCTGATACGCTGTGTTTTCTAGCACCTGCTTAGAATGCTCCGAGATTGTAATTACTTTATCCATCACGTTGCAGCGCTCCAGCCACACTGGTGCAACTTTAGTTGTCTCTATGCCTGCTGTGACGCCTATATTGTACATAGCTAACCTCTCCCACTCATTGGGTATAGTAACCTGTACAGACATGTCAAGATAGCCCCCAGACTGGGTATAACGGTGTGTCTTTAGGATAATCTCATCAATCCATTTCCTCTCTTCTGTATCTTCAGATAGCCAGCCAGTCTGACCCCAGTTAACAGAAATTAGATAGACATCGAACTTATCAGGATTAGCCCTCAAAGAGCGTAGAAGAAAACGAGTATGTTCACCATACCCGGATTGAGTTAGTGCTGGGCCTCTTACCAATACTTTCTTAATCATGCCAGCTCCCTCATTTCCCAACTCTTGTAACCACTTCTACTGTCCCAAGAGCCATGCTTTTCATGTACATCTGTCATTATTTTTACCCAACCTTCACAATATTTTTCAAAGCTATAGTTCCTCTCAACATGCTGTCTGCCCTTTCTGCCTAACTCTCTGCGTTCTTCGGGAGTCATGTTGTAAATTTTATGCAATGCGGCTTTAAAATCTTCCTTATTTATCCGATCTTCGTAGATGTAGGGCACCTGTTGGGAGCCAATGACAGTCTTTGATGATGGCTCAATACCCACACCAAACCAATCCTCGCCATCTGTCACTTGCTCTTGCAATCCACCAGTCATAGTAACGACAATAGGTGTTTCACATGAAAGAGATTCTAGCGTGGCTAGGCCAAAGCCCTCAGCATCAGAAATGTTGATTGTACATGAGGACATGTTATACATGTCCGATAATATCTGCGGTGGAACCTTGGTGCTAGATATCATCATTGTGCCATCATTATCAAGCTTTTCAATAATATGCTGAAGTGGCTGTCCATGTACATCGTTGGGGTCTGTGTGCATTATTAACCGAACCTTGTCTCGGCCCACTTCATTAGCAAACTCGTCAAACCAGAACAGTAAAGAACCACTTTGCTTACGGCGTGCGTTTCTATTATTCCAAAAGAACAACATCCTATCTTCTTTGTCCTGTGGGAAGTTGTTCTTTCTTAGCTCCTTTCTCTCTTCATCTGTCTTGGCCTTAAAGATGCTTGAGTCAACTGCATGGGGATGATAGATATTATCAACCTCCGGTGCTGCTTCCGCTACAACGTCCCTTGTGACCTTAGAAATTGAAACGATCAGGTCATTTGATAAATAGAATGGACGGTTAAACATTGGAGCAGGGTGGTTATCCCAAACATGGTAATATACCATAGGAACTAACGGACGAACTTCATTTTCAATAAACCAAAGCCATTCATAGAAACGAGGGTCAGTCATAAACCATAGAATGTCTGGCTTCTCGTTTCGAATAACTGATCTGATCTTTTCAGCATCACCATACCCGTCAATGGGTATGACCATCCAATCATCTTCAAAGGGGGCAATCTTTTGGGCCTCATAATTGTCATGCTTCACAGCACCCCCCAAACAAATAAATTGAAACTTTCCAGTCTTCAGGAGAGCTTCAATGAAGTATTTCGTTTGAATTCCAACACCAGATGGTGACAAGGGGTGGTCTGACAGGGTCAGAACCTTAATTTTTTTCTCTTCCATTAAATCCTCAGGGGCAATGTTCTGTTTCAATGAACGGACAATACTTACAAGATAATCTGTTTTTAATATATCTTTTATTTGTGATATTATATAACGCTTTGTTCAAAAAGTCAAGTGAATTTTTCGTTTTTCTTTCCCCACTCGTAACTCTAAATAATTCTACTCTGCTTTTCTTACTTGTCCGCTTAAGCAATCCAAAGTGTGTTGAGATTACTCGTGGATTCAAATTATGTTTTTTGGAATAATAATATTTGTATAGCACCAGCTGTCTGGTAAACAGAATATCGTTTTTCTTACGAGCATGCCAACCCCATGAGCAGGTTTTCCAATCTATCACATGGTAGTGACCATTCCCGTCTTTTAAGACGAGATCAATAAACCCCTTGAAATCATAGTTCATAATCTTGGTTTCGGTGATCGGTTCTTTAAGGGCTTCTTCCGTAGCGAAAACCTCCCAGCCGCCCTTACTGGCAAAATATTCATTTAGGGCCGGGACAACTTCTTCGAAAAGCCCAACGATTTGAGTTCTCATTCCAGATGCCAACTCTGAGTCCTCTTCTAGACCTATCTTGCGAAGCTCTCCTGTAAAAACCTTATCAAAGTATGTATATGGATTCTCAATTTTGCCCAGGAGCATATTCTCAACGGTTTCATGAACAGACGTACCAAAAGCAGTGTGCTCATTGCCCTGTCTTACTATGACCCTATCTATATAAAGTAATTTGTGTCTCCAAGTACATTCTGACCAATTTTTTACTTCTGAATAAGAAATATGCGGCAACCTACACCCCGCTCTTACAAAGATAATGGATCTTTTCATAGGCAACAGGACATATTCTTCTCATATACTTTGGGTCTCCTATTAAATACTCTTCTAATGCTGTAGCGAAATATTCTCTTATATCAGTTACCGCATAAGGCCTTATGAAGAGGCCTGAGCAGAAAGTTTCTAGTTTGTCGTAGCCCAAATCTTTATATAAATAATCGTCTAATTCTTTAGAATATTCTAGGTTGGCAAAGGATACCTTTCGCCCGTCGAGATATCCATACTCTCGTATCATGCCTTCAAGTCTCTTCCTTTTCCCAAAAAACTCCTCCTGTAGCCTCCCATCCGAATAAATAACTTGGACGTATATATGTTCTGTCGCATGTGCGATTTCGTGGACAATATCATCCACCATATCCATCACGTCATCTTGATCGTTTGTAACGTATACCGCCCCGTCCCGATACATAGCATTTACTTGTTTCTCCTGAAACTCTTTAAAATTACCCACATAGAATACATCAATTTCGCTTGTGAGGTGGAAAGGGACCCTTTTTTCCACTTCTCTAATTACTTCTAAGATATTTACCCCACTAGGCAACGGATCTTTTATAAAAAGGTCAATTGTGTTAAATATTTTAAGACATTTTTGACTTCTTTGGCTTTTTTGTGAGGAGTTCCTTATAAAATTTTTCATATCGTTAGGCATCTCACTTACTCTCGTCTCTTAAGTCTTGAAAAGCTTGCTTGTATCCTCGTACCCAATTTTCTTCAGCCAACAGTAGAGTCAACTCAGGAAACTCTTCTGCCATAACTTCAACAATCATATCGATAGTCACATCATCATTCTTTGGGTTTAACTTCTCCCCTACATAAGAAACCATCATCTCTTTCAAGGGAGAAGTTTCATTATTAAGAAATTTACAACCAGCCCGTTCGGGGTCGTCCTTCCATTCTATGTCTAAACTCATTTCATCTCCTATAACATAGTAACACGTTGTCTTAATTAGTCAAGAAATTTATAATACTTTGGCTGCTAAAGTGGCCACCTTAGAACGTTCGCCTTTCTCTAGAGTTACGTGCCCTGACAGGTCAAAACTTTTCATCTTTTCTATAGCATGGGTGAGCCCTGAAGACATTTCATTGATATAAACATTATCTATTTGTTCGATATCGCCTGTTAGAACAATCTTGGTCCCTTCCCCCACTCGGGTAAGGATTGTCTTAATTTCGTGCGCTGTGAGGTTCTGGGCCTCGTCTACAACGATATATGCGTTAGCTATTGATCGGCCTCTAATATATGTTAGAGCTTCTATTTCTATGAGGCCACGCTCCATGTAATCATCTAGTGTAGTTTGATCATCTCCCGTAAGGAACTTAAGATTATCTTGTACAGGTGCAAGCCAAGGTGCCATCTTTTCATTTATTGAGCCTGGTAAGAACCCTATATCGCGGCCCATGGGCATAACAGGCCTAGAAACTAAAAGACGTTTATAGGGAGTTCTACAAAAAGAATCATCTTTTAGTTTATCCTTAACTTTTTTGTTATATACAACCTGGTCTAAGCCTGCGGCTATCGCTATTAAAGTCTTACCAGACCCAGCCTTACCAGTTAAGGAAACAACCTTAATGTCTGGATCCATCAAGAGGTCCAGAGCAAACGCCTGCTCTTTGTTCTTTGCTTTAACTCCCCACACCCCATCCCTAAATTGAATTACTTTTTCTAAGGCCGTAGGATAGCTTACAAATTTTGATAAGGCAGTCTTCTTTTCGTTTGAACTGGATACTAGCATTACAAATTGATTTGGATTTAGATTTGGATATTCCTCTTCTTCCATAAAGACTGCCTCGCCTTCATAGAAGAAATCTATTGTTTGGTCATCCACTAGGCAGGTAGAGAATCCTGAGTATAAGTCTGATTCTTTATTAATTGCTCGATTCTCGGTGTAATCCTCGCTAGTCAAGCCAACAGAATCACAGATTACACGCATATTGATATCTCGACTTACAAGAATAGTTTTTCTATTCCCATTATCTGAATTCTCAGCTAGGGCTGTCGATATTATAATATGATCAGCAAGATTTTTTTGTAGGTCACCCGGTAAAAGATCGAGATTTCGGGATCGAATCTTTAAAATGCCCTTTCCTTTCCCTAGGCGAACACCGGCCTGTAGTGGCCCCTTTTTCCGTAGGTCATCTAGTTCCCTAATAATTCTTCTAGCATTAACTCCTGCGCTGTCTTGACGTTTTTTATGGTTATCAATTTCCTCTAATACCTTCAAAGGAAGCATGATATCATTATATCCATAATTGTGAATACATTCCGCATCTGTCAAACATACACTTGTGTCAAAGACATAAGTTTTTTTCGCCATTAATTCCTTCCTGCTGGGGTTACTATTGTAAGTAGTTAATACGTTCGTATATCATCGGGCTTAATCCACACAACATCTTTTTCCCCGCCGATGCCTATATCGCCTTCTATAAATCCTTTAGCCACTTTGACAGCTACAAGCTTCTGCGAACTAACCCATGGTAATTTCATTACCACCGCGTCAGAAACAAAAATACATTTTTTATCTTGGTCAGGATAATAAAAGGCACCCCACCCCACCAGTGTTCCATAACAAGTTGTCCCTTTCCTGACCATCTTCGTTTTAGAAGAATGCATTATTTTGTCTCCGGTAGCTGTACCCTTTCAGCTATTTCTTCTTCTAAGCAATCTTTTATTAAGAATATATCCCCACTGTCATATCCAAAGGCACTATAAATAAATGTACTAACTAAGGTAGCCACTACCGCCCCCATTATGGTTCCCAATAGGAGCCCAACTTCAAACTTAACAAATTTACCAAGTTTAGATAACATTTTATATTCCCTCCTTTTCTGCTAATTTGAATTAAAAAACTCATTTAACATTCTGTTCGTATAGTGATTTTGCTCAACAGCCGTCTTTTTTCTATGGCAATTGGCACACCTAATCTGACACTTCTCTGCTTCTTTTAGAATGGATTCCCAAGAATATTCTTTTCTTAATAATGTACTAATATTATGTTTTTTATTATTGATATGATCAAAATCTAAAACTCTAGGATCGGATTCTCCACAATCAATACAAGGATGGAGTTTATAAAATTCCATCATCTTTCTTCTTGTATCTTCTCTACGTTCAGATCTTTTACACATGGAATATGTTCCTTTCTTTTCCATATATAATCTTGTTTCCAAGCTTTGTCAAGCCTCATTTTCTCAGCAGTGTCGTAGTAATTAGTCTTGTAGTTCCGTTTTCAGCCACAATATGCGGTTCATGTTAGACTCTTAAAAAGTGGTGGAGGTGAGCAGAATCGAACTGCTGTCCGAAATAATTTCCAATTCAAGTCATTCACAAGCTTGTTCTATTTTTCAAAATAGACAAAAAATGATCGAGTTCCAGCCACTCTTACGATCATTGAGTCCACCTAATACCATCAGGGTAACCATTTTTGATTTTTTATTTTCGCAGGAGTCTACCTGCTATCTGATATAGGGAAATAAGGTCATCAGAGACCCCATGAACTACGCTGCTAGAGCAAGTTCAAATTGATTATTGTTGTTGGCAATTATCAAGTGTTTGATCTTTAAAGTCATCACGACTGCTTGCACTATTCTTTTCTATTACCTCGTCGAAACCAAAAGCACCCCCTAAGTAACTAAACCAGAACAAATCAAATAGATAATAAAAGACTATTCCTACTATAGCTCCTAATGTAGTTAGGACTACTGAAGTAAAAATCTCTTCAAGAAAGATATAATTTAATATTAAAGAGACTGGTATTGAGACACCAAATCTCCATATTAGTGATTTCAAAAGAGCTTCTTTCTTAGTCATATATGCTTTAAAAAAAAATGAGATAAACGGTTTACTCGCATTGCCGTTGTGCTATCCTCACTTTATTTTAGTTATCAAAATAATATTTCTCTTTTTTGGAATCTTTATTTCTTTGGTAGGATAACAAGGTTCGTTAGAGATATAGAACCTAAAAAATCTTATATTCTATCTCATATATATATCTATATAGTTATATAGTTATAGATAAATACATATATCATATTTCTTCTTTACCATAATCATTAAAAAATGAATCAATTTGGTATTTTTTCATTAATCTATTAAACTGAACGTGTTTCAACCCTAAGAATCTCATTGCTTCACCCTGTGAACGGGTTGCTGATACTGCATACTTTAACACGGCTTCTTGTGTTATTCTAACAAGATTATCCCATATTGGCAACCCATAAAGTCGATTTTTTATTGGTCTTGTGGAGAGTTCTAGCTTTAAAGCTATGATATCCTCTAAAGATAAATTTGATAACATAGATTCAAATTGTTTGTTAATTTTATTTTCTTTTGTTAATTTATTAATTATACTATAATATTTTGTTTTAGTCTTTCTATCAACCTTAGTCTTCCAGGCCATCTACATGCCTGGTGCTTCTTCAGGAGGTATTAGTTCATCTCCACCTTCTCTTCTTTCTCCTGCCTTAATATATTCCTCCTCAGACGGGGTTGTAGGCTCCTCAAGGTCAGGGGTTATATCTTCTTCAAACTTGTCAAAATATAATTTGAGGTTTAGAAGTAGGTAATCTCTGAATATTTCTCTCTCAGTCTCCTCTCTCCCATCAACTATAGTGTCTGCATCTAGTTTAGAGTATTCATTCTCAATTTGATTTTGGATTTTATTGAATGATTCATAGGCAGAGTTTCTTCCTGTTTTGTCTAACTCTTTAGCTTCCAAACCCTTAGCAAACTCTTCCTCGGCAGGGAGTTCTTCTTCTGGCTCGTCATCATCCTCATCTCCGTATATATCGATGAAGCCCTCAGGTTTTTCACTATCAACTTTAATTGTAATTTCTTCTATCTCACCTTCAATAGCTTCTGGATCGGCATCAAGACTATTAAGTAAATTTTCTGTTGCATTTAAAACATGCTTTCTAAACGAAACTCTTTGTTTTTTAGCAGAGGTGAGTTCTTTATAATCTTCTTCAAGATTTGGGATGATATTTTTAAGGAGGTTCTTTAAGAAATTAATAGCTGTTATATCCGAAGGAGCCTCTGGTGCTCCCCCAGTAGCCTCGGCTTCTATTATTAACTTGCGAACTGCTTCTCTAATTAAATTCTCTTTTTCATTATAATTCTTAATTTCAAGATTCACTTCATATATACAATGCCTAAGGTATGAACGTAGAAGGTTATTATCTTCTTTTAACATCATTTTTCTTGTAGACTTATCTTCTTTTAAGAGGTGGTTTATCACCTTTTTAAGAGTTTCTATATTACTCATTTTCTTCATCTCCAATTGGGCCCGCAAAGCCCCCCACATTTCCCCCAGACATAAACGACGTTTCTTCTAGTATTTGCAATTTTTCTTCTAGTACGCTAACTTGTTCCTGTAGCCTTCTAAACGACCTTGTAATTTCTTGAAGGTGTTTCCTGGCGACAGCAATTTTATTCTCATCTCTTTTAGTTGCTGGCCTCATTGTGGACAAAACTTCATTTAATGCTTGGAGTAAGGCATTGGGACTTATGTCTTGTCTTCCTTCACCCATTAAAAATCTTCTTGTCATTGCATTAAAATCTATTTTCATGTTAATCAAGCCTCTTGGTATAATTAGTTACTTCTCGCCCTTACTGCCTAAAGACGGAGAATAAGAAGTTGCTCTGCCCCTTAGGTGCCTAGGGCCAGGTACCGCCAAGGAAATGGGGACTTGCTCGCCTACTCTAGTGTACTGTGAAGATAACCTATCAACTACGGAAGTATTAATGATATAGTCGTCAGATATATGTTCAGAGGGGGTTGTTTGTGAAGGCATAATTTAATCCCTACGTCTCAAGCCTAATAGCTATGCTGTTAGCATAATCTTCATGTTCCATACCCTCATGGGCCTCGTCACAACTCTGGCCTGGATGAAGATGTGCTTCATCCAATTCTTCCTCTTTTTCCTCTTCCTTTTCTTTTAAATTAAACTTTTCCATCAAAAGACGATTAAGTTCATTTTGTTTCCACTCTTTGGTATTCATTTTTTATCTCCTAAATTAAATTTTTCTAATAAAAGTCTGTTAAGCTCTGCATTTTTCCATTCTTGTAATGATCGTTTTTGATAAAGGCTAAGGGGATCAAATTTCTTCCTGAGTAGGCCCATAGAAGTTTCCCAATGAAGATGAGCCCCCGTTCCAGCCCCAGTCCTTCCGACATAAGCGACTACGTCTCCAGACTTAAATTCTTGGTTAATAGTCGGCAGATTATCCCCAAGATGCATAAAAGTATGAAATATTGGTCTCTCTTCTTTCGTTTTGAGAACAATATAGTTTCCTGCTGATTTACTCCCAGTTTTAACCTTTATTATCTTTCCATCAAATGGGGCAACTACCGGAGTTCCAATAGCGGCTCCAATGTCTACTCCTTCGTGTTTATGGGGACTAGAATATCGCTTACACATCTTTGGATTATATTTAGCAGAGTTTCTATCACAATGAACGGCAGCTAATTTGTGTATTGGGCCTCTCATTCCGAATCTGCTGGTTATCCTGCCACCACCCACCGGAAATACATAATTTCCAGAAGAGTAGACTGGTGAGTCCTCCATACTTACTGATTTTATCTCCCCCTCTTCGCCATAGTGTGAGCTAAGGGAATAAAACTTTTTTATTTCTGCATCGGAAAGAGAATTCCAGGCTGAGACTTCAGGGACTTTTAATTTCATCCCCACTTCAATATAATCTGGGTCTCCACCGACAATATCAATGTTATGCTTGTAGATTAAAGGCCACTTGTGCAGATCGCCATAGTGTTTTTGCGAAATACCGGCCAGGGTATCACCTGCTACAACTTGATATAAATCCTCTTCTTCTGGCTCCTGCTCTCTCATTAAACTTTCTTTGAGAGGCATAGATATGCGTATTTTACCTGTTTTTATACCATCTTCCCAATCTCTGAGGCATAGGTTTCCGACTTTATAGGCCTCTTCCTCCATACCCCTTAAGTGATCATCCGTTTGTGCGTACCCAGGAGCCGTGTCAGGAGTCTTTCCGAACTCTCCCCTACAGTTTTGACCATGATGTACTAGCTCGTGCGAGAGGGACCTTAGAACGTCTTTAGGATGTCTTCCCGTAATATAAAGTGTTATATGCATAGTGGTTGGATCATAGTGAGCCGTTTTGCCAAGTAACCTTTCTGCGTTTCTTGCGTCCGATTGGAAGAAGATAGTTGGAGGCTTGTTGAATTCCATTCTTTTCCGAGCAAAGGGTAAAAAACTTTTCAGGAGACCCTGGATAGGGTCAAGGTCCTCTTGGCAACGTTTAACAACTTTAAATTTCATGTTTAGGTTCCTTAACACTATAAATAGTCATTACTATTTAGCTTTTGAAACTAAATTTAATTCTAAAACCAGGACTTCATAGTGGAATGTATCTCTAAATGATGCAACTCTAGCTTTTTTTATTTGCCTACCACCCAACTGTGCGTTATATATTTCATATATCATGCCTATGTTAGTCTTTTCTCCCAATTTCTTCCAAGAAACAAGATCGCCACACTCAAAGTCACATGAAGAGTTCTCGCCGAGAGAGTCAGAGCTTTGCATATTAACCTATCTTTATTTTTGTCTTTTTTCTCTCATGAGGGGGTGTTAATGGTTTTCTTCTAGTTTTGGATAACTTTTTATAGCCTGTCTTCTTTTCAATTGCATCGGTAAGTGTATCGATTTTCTTCAACAAACGAGGAACAGAGGTATAAAGAAATTCTTGAACATCTAACTTTTCTAAATCTGCTGAGTCATCATTAACAATAGATAGAATTCTATCTAAAATATCAGCTGCAGATCTAACATACTGAGAAAATGGGCCAATCTCAGAATGCACTGCACCTGTCCCCGTGGGTAATGAAGGGCCAGTGAGGGAGAAATATTCTTTTAATTCACTTTCCACGAGTTCTCTGATTGATTCTTCAGATAGTTTCATGCTAATAACCTCCTTAGTAAATCACGAGAAACCTTAAAGACCTCTTCAAGACTTTCGTCTTTGGTTCCGTATATTGGTTCTAAATGTGCGATCGCATCTTCGTAGTTTAATTTGCCGCTCATAGTCAAAAGTTTCCTTAATATCCCTTTCTGTCGTTTAGGTTGCGTGGCAAATTCTGCGTAGTCAAGCTTTAAATTTTTGTATTTTTCTCTTTCCTCGGGGGTTATATCTATCTGCTCATCAAACACACCGACAACATCTGTTACATTAAAGTCGGATAGGTTTACTTTCTTACGGCTTTCGTTGGGTAAAGTGCCAGTGTTCATTTGTTTAATATATTCGACAGAAATAATATTGATGACACTGTCTTTTAGTCCTCCTGGAACATCGGAGAAAGCATTAAGGGCCTTAAGTAGGGCAGATTCTCCACTTGGTTTCCCGATAGACTGGGCTTCTCTAACAGCGGTCGCAATATCACCCTCTTGATTTAGGGAGAATTTAGTAGAGTTGCCTTTGACAGGCGTCGTCCTTAGGTATATCTCTCCCTTTTCGGACACCAAGTCAATGGAATTGATATTACCTGCGAAGGCATTTTTTACTTTTTTCTCTCTCTCGGAGGCCGAAAAGCTCTCGTCTGCTTCCTTTTTCGACAACTCTAATTTCTGTTCCAGATCTTGGGCGGTGAAAGCGCTCTTTTTGCCTTTCCCTTTTATTTTGCCATCTTCGTTAGTAATCCCATTCCTAAACAAATTTTTTCTAAATTCGGACAATACTTTATCGCTATCAGCAGACTTTTTCCCCTTGTATTTATCTTTGATCTCTTTAAAGTAGGAATCTATTTCAGATTGAACATCTGTTTTATTGAGTTTCCTAGCCCTACGCCTGTTAACCACAGGAACTTCTGGGACTTCGTCCATCTCGGGGGGTTTTGTGTCTTCAATAGTCTCTGGAGCTTCGCTTGTATATGCCTCCTCTTCCGGGACTTCTAGATTCCCTTCTTCTTCATCTTTTACCTCATCTTTATACTCCAACACTCCATCCAACATCGTTTCTAAGTCGGATAAACTTTCTATCTCACCTGCTTCAAATTCTTCTATCATTTCGTCACTCGTGTCTGAACTGTCTTCTAGTCCGTGTTTATCGAAGAATTCAGCTACTTTTGAACGGATTGTTTCTTTGGTGAGTCCTCCTTCCGACTCTTCCTCTGATTCCTTCGCACCAGATTCCTCACCATAATCGCTGTCTCCAAGTCCTGTTTGGTCGTGTCCACTGTCCCCTCCTTCAAAGTCCATGCTATCTGGAGCAAAATCGACTCCGTCATTTTGTAGATAATCTCCAATGTCTGAATCTAGGTCTCCCCTTGTTTTTCTGTTATCGGGTTTCCCTTTATATTTCTCATGCATTTTCTTTAGAAAAGAACTGTCCGCATCAGACATGGAGGATTTAGATTTCGGGAACCGCTTAGGGTCTAGAGCAGTAGCAGCAGCTTTTATTTTAGTTGCGGTAAGGCGAGCACTTGTCGACTTAGGTTGTTTTCTGGCAGTTCTGGTAGCCGCTGTGGCCCTTCCGAGCCTTACTCTAATCTCTTTTTTGGTTAATGGGGAACCCTTCTTAAAACTCTCTTCGACTTCTTTTTTGAGTCCATCAAGCTTTGCGAGAACAGCTTTCGCTGCTTCGCCTTCCTTCAGTGCCCCCTCTTTATTCTCTGCTCTGCTCTTTAATTCGTCTTGCAGGGTTTTTACTCTTCGGACCACATTTGCCATTTGTTTTGGTACAACAAAGCCCTTGTCTCCACTCACAAGTTCTCCGCTTCTGGTACGCCTCAGGTTGGACGCTGTCCTCTCCAGTTCAGCTTCGGTATCCTCGGTTGTCTTATCATATGTATCTGCCTTTTCGGCAAGCCTTTCTAAATACATGGCATTACCATAGGCTTGTTTCTGAAACTCTTTAATTTCTTTTTCTATGAAGTACAACCGATCTTCTAGATCATTGCCGTATACTTCTTCGCCGGAGCTAGGTTCGCCACTGGGAACAGCCTCTTCATCTGGAAGCTGTTCTCCCTCGGGCGAGACTGAACTATCGTCAACCTCTTCAGGTGGGACTTCGGGCACACCTGGTGTAGCTTCGGGCACTTCAAATAAGAAAGTTTCAAAAATACCTTTCTCACCGGAAAAGTCAAGAATAGATTTTGTTACATCGGGGATGGGAAGCTTGGATAGGAAGCTTAAAGTTTCCTTTTGCAGATCTGGTGGTAGCCCGCCCGCAACACTTTTATCCTCGGCCTCGCCATCGACTCCCCAGGTTTTCCCTGGAACAAATCCTTTCTCTAATGAAAATTTTCTTTTAACCCAGTCAACATTCGCCGATGTAAATCCCCCAGGGTACTCCCCAATAGATTTAAATTTAGGCTGCTCTACTCCAGAAAGATCAACATCTGGTATTACCATCATTGAACCGTCTTCTAAGTTTAATCTAATATTTCTTTCCTCCAAACTCACTATAGCAGAAATGATAGATTTCTTATCTTCATTAAGAAGTCTCCCAATCCTATTGGAAGACACTTCTAATAGGTTCTCAATTTTATTTATTAATTTAGCCTTATTGTTGGCATTATCGGGCAGCTGTTCTTTTTTTGCAGGGATAAAGGCATCTTTGTGAACCCCAATTAGTCTAAAATATTTTTCCAGCCCGTACAGCGTATCTATATAAGTTTGGATCGGGACCTTAGCATCGGCGTCAAGCTGAACTACTTCTTTCTCAAATAGCTTTTTATTAAGGATACTCTTACTCAGTTTCCCTTTCTTTTTGCCACTCTTGTGATATTTGACAGTATAGAATTTATTAGCAAATTCCTTTGGGTCCATTGAGTTGTCAATTATTTCTTTTAAAGTTTGGCTGTACTCTTGGACAACCCCATCAGGGACAACTCCATCAGGGACAACCTCATCAGGTTCCACTTCTCCCTTTATCTTATACCTACCTTTGACTAACTCAACATCCTCAAGCGAGTCAAGTACTCTTCTGATAATATTAGGTGTGGATTTAGTTTTACGAACGATATCATTTATAGAAGCCCCATTAGGGCCCGCACTAGTTAGTGCATTTATTATTGCATTAGTGATCTGGTCTTCGGTCTGACCAGGTCCTTGAGTTAGTCCCAAAGTGGGAGCTGCATAGGTATCACCCTCTGTATCAACAGTAGCTGCCGCCCCCGGTTCTAATGAAGCACCAAATTTTGCGACTTTGCCCATTTGTATAATTTCCTCTTTATTGCCGGTAAAAGGGAATCTAACTTTAGCCAATCTAATAACCTTCTGCAAACTCATAGCTGGGTCTGGTGCGTCGGCATCATAAAATCTCATTACATCATTATAACTATCAGTGTTTGGCACTAACCATGCAGTGTCGCCACTTTCATGGAATAACCAAAAGTCCTCATTGTTGTCCTTTGTCAATTTTTCATAGCGCACCAATTCGACGCCCTCTAAATTAAGTCCACCTTTATCCAATAGTTCCTTTAAGAACTCTTCTTTGTTGCGAGATCTCAATCTCGTTTTTCCCAAAGCCTCAAGAAGCCCACGCTCAGTAATAGCCGTCTCGGGCTCGCCCTTTTTCTGTTGAACGACTGGCGTATTTTCGATTTCAACATCTCCCTCTGCATCAACAGTAGCTGTTGTATCTACTATGGGGTCTTTTTCATCGGGCACAGGCGTCGGCACACCCTCTGCTTCCGCCTGCGATTCTGGGCTGCCTTCAACGTTGGCGGTAGCGACTAGAGCCTTTTGAATCTCGCCTATTTGTTCAGCAGCGAGAACCGCCTTCAGAACCTCTAATTTGTCATTGTCTGTGGGAGCTTCATAGAAAGCTTTGGCGATTTCTGGTTTAGCGAGGCCCAAAGTAACAACAGTCTTGGGTATAGGAGGTTTCCAAGTGCCATTTTTGCGCAGGTATCCGTCCTTTTTTCTTTGGAGTCCCCCAGCCGTCTTAAATTTCAAGTCTGTCAGGGGCCGGTTGGTTTCTGTGGCCAATTTCCTAAACCAGCTCTCAGGACCACTCGGTGGCTGGAATAACCTGGTTGCTGGAACTAGATTTTTGCCTATTCTTTTAAGATTAGACTTATCCACAAACAAGTCGTTGTACTGCTTGTCTTTACCGACAAGGTCTTCCTGCACTCTGCCTAGAAACTCTCTAATATCGCCTTCCACCTTGTGGAAATAGTATTGTTCAGCTTCTGGCTCCTCGTTGGCAGTGGGATCTTCAGTGGCAGGAGGAACGGCAGGAGGAACGGCAGGAGGAACTTCATCGGCAGGAACTTCATCGGCAGGAACTTCATCGGCAGGAACTTCATCGGCAGGAGGAACTTCATCGGCAGGAACTTCATCGGCAGGAACTTCAGTAGGATCAACAGTAGGATCAGCCGCCTTCAGGGGGTCATCCACTCCTGTTTGGGCTTTGGGTTTTCCCAGCTCTGTGCTGGTGGCAGCTTGTTGTTTCAATGTCTGCTCTGCATCAGCAACTCTGTTGTTAATGATATCAATTTCCTGCTGCATTGCTTCTATATCACCTGCATCGGAGCTAGGAAGATTTATCAGAGCATCCTCGAAAGATTTTCTCACAGATTGACTGAATTCTTTTGTACTTACGACATCAACCATGGCGTCCGTAATTGGGCCCCCAAGCGAGCCTCCTTTAAGACCCATAATAGAGGGCATTTCGCGTCTGAAAGCATCCACGGTGGCCTTAGAGAGGACGTTGACAAGCTTTTTCCTCATCCTTGGATTGCCACGATACATTCCATAGATATCTCTTGTGGGCAAACGTGTAATAAAGTCCGTCAAGGGTTGGCTAAGCGGGTGGTCTGAGGGAATGCCTAGAAAAGAAACTACTCTCTTGGCCAAGAATCTCTTGGTTTCGGACATCCCCCCACCCAACAGGGCACCAATAGTACCAAAGAAACCTTCTTTTAAGAGCTTATCATCTTTAGCTAGGTAAAGGGCAACTTGGCCCAATTGATCTTCAGTAAGTTGTTCTCTTAAGGGGTGGGCTTTTAATTCAATTAGTGTACGATTTCGTAGATATTTCTCTAATTGTTTGCTGTTCATTTCTTAGCCCCATAATATGCTTCAACTTCTTCTCTTACAATTCTATCTAGAGATTCTTGAGTTAGACTCGCCGGAACCCCTGGATTGAGTTTAAGACCCTCTTTGGTCGTTATATCATCTGGATCTACATCAGGATCTTCCTTAAATTTTTTAAGTTCCTCGGGCGTCATGTCACCTTTGGGGTCTCCTTTGACAAATACTGCCTCTTTTCGAGCTTCATAGATAAGTTTTTTAACAAGACCCTTAGATAGTTTTTGCATAATAGTGCCCTTTTTGATAAATTTACATATTAATTAGTATCAAAATTCACATTCATACAGTTTACTTTTTTGTTCAATGATGCTGCTAGAGACTATCACTGTATAGTCTCCGCACTGCCCATATGGCCACAATGAGATATCAAAGCCGTAAACATCTTCAATAAAAACATAGTCCTCTTCTAAAGTCCAATATCCTTCAATATACCCAACTTCTGGTTTATATCCCGGATAGTGTACTCGTATTGCCTGATCTTCAGAATTTAGATGAAAGCAAGTTCCATCGTCAAAAAAGCTGTTTTTATCAAGTTCCCACCATTTATCAAAAAAGAAATCTATCGACATCTCCGAATAAACAACCCCAGGCTTACAGGATACCAAGCCCAATAAAATCACTCCCAATACACGTTTCATATTAAACCCCCCGGCCTTTATACAATAACTAGGGAACTATTTGGGTTATTTCTCAGCTATTTCGAGGTTCGGCTTCGTTTTTTCTTTATTTGAAACTGGCCTAAGTCGACCATTACCAGTTGGTTGGTATTCGGTCTCATCATCACATTTTCACTGTGGACATCTCTTGCATAAAAACCATATGTACCAAGGATATTTGTTGCTTCAAGAAAGCCCGCAGCTTCCGGAAATAGCTCTGATTTGTCTCTCTCCATATCTAAATGGTGAGCCTTACCTTGATGGGCGATAGGGATAGGAAATTTATTGAGCTTATATTTTATAATATCAGATGCCTTCTCGATCATTTTATCTACAAGTTTGCCATAGAAGGATTTCATCCCCTTTTGGACGCTCCGCTTGTACTTAGAGACCATAGCGTCGAGAATCATACTCAAGCCAGTCTTCATATGGTGGGTGATAATTTCCGTCAGTTTAATTCTTGGGTCAGATATCCAATCGGGGTAAAGTTCAGCGTTGTCCGAGATTTCGTGCCCTCTTGAAAGTTCGCCTTGCTTGGTTTTGTTGATGGAGCTATCATAAAATGCCTTCCAGTCTTTAATAATTTTATTTCGCATTATGTTCAAGCTTCTAGGACTGACGATTTCGTCTTCTACAAATTGGTCCGTTAGTCTCAAACAACTGCTAATTATATCCTCAACAGAATCCCAGTCAGATAAGATTATTGAATCTTTCCTGCCCGTTAGGATGCCCTCAACTCGACCGTCGACCTTCTCATCACTCTTGGGCATAAACAAATCATCTTGGATTTCTGGGGGCAAATCTTCCAACACTTCCATCATTATCAGAGCACTTCCGTCTTCCGCCCTCTTGACATCATAAACTTTTGGTAAATAAGACCGGGCCTCTTCGGGTAAACTCTTGCGATTCTCATAAACCCAAAGGTTGTTCTCTGCTTCTTTGTTGCCAACTTCAGGTGAAGTCTTCTTTAGGGCTCTCTTTTCAATTGTTTTTTCGCTTTGGATAATGTAAACTTCACCCTCTTTCCCACTGCCAGCCTTCTCGACAACAAACCAGCCCTGCTCCGGGTAGGCCTGAGCAAGTAAACTGTCGACCTCATCGAAGCTTTCAGTTACTTCATTGACATATCTGCGCCAACTTTCAAATAATAATTTCATAGTTCGAGTTCCTCTTGTTCTTGGCCCCCGCGTGTCATAAGTCTCATATAGTAAACGGGAACTTTGAGCCCAAAAGCGCGAGCTATATTTAGCCTGCCTCTCCCATCACCCAAGATATCCTTATATTCACTGTTCTGAATCATATATACTGGCGGCAGTTCGCCTGCTTCGACCCATTCCATCGCACGATCGATAAAATCCATTCTGTTTTCGAATTCACCACGATCGAATTCCACCTTGTTGCTTAGGTATTCAGATGCTGCATCCGTGTCAAAAGACCTCGTAGTGGGCTTCCAAAACTGTTTAAAATCAGCAGGGTCCAGAACTAGCCATTCTGTAGTTTCATCAAGTCTACTTGCAAGGTCATCGGCGTATAATTCACCATAATACATAGTCTCAAAGTCGTCCCTAGAATATTTATCCTCTTCACCCTCTTCATTATTGAGGTGAGCAACGGCCTCAAGCTCATCCCTGGTGTTCCTTCCGGGGCCCTCTTGTTCGTTGATATATCTGCGCCAACTTTCAAATAATAGTTTCACTTGTTCTCCACCTTTTTACAACCCTTAGGTAAATAGGACTTGGGGTCTTTTTTGTACTCCTCCAATTTGGGCTGTTCCCATTTGACAGCAGGGCAAAGACATTTATAATCTTTTTTGTCTTGCAGATAAAGTTCTAAACCAAACACATTGCCTTTAAGGTCCTCAATCTCCTTCTGACGGTCTTGGAGACCCTCTTCCGTGTCTTGACTCTCTTCTTTAACCGAAACGTCTTCAGACGGCTCTGGGAGGTCCTGAACACATACTACGGTGGGTATCAAAAACAATAGCCACCTCATTACTCTGCGACCAGTCTTTCAATCCGCTCTAGAGCAGCTCTCATATACTCTATATCTTTTTCTATAGATATAATTGCCTTACTGTTACTTTCGGCTTCTTTGACCTTCTGCCCAAGAACAACAACACCGGACTCAACATCGCCAAGATCATTTTGTAGTTGAGCGACCATAACGTTTGTATTCCAAACCCAGGCCCCTAGTGGCACTATCAGAACCCCTAGGACAATCGTAAATATCTTCCAAATCCATTCTGCGTGTTTGCCGTTTATTGTTCCCATACCTTAAATAGTCTATACGATTTCAATTTACACCATAGTATAGCAAAACATTCCGTCTAATAGTGGAAACTTGTGGCCGAATGATCTTTATAAAGCTTCCTGGGATTACATATAGTGTTCCGTAGCGACAATCTCGTATACCAGGGCTAAGATGAGTGTATCCAACCCCCACTTCGCCACGTTTAAATAAGCCTTTGGGGTCCCCGCAACCAACAAAATATGCAAAATAGTTTATTTCCTCTATATCCCCATCCCCCAGAATATATAGAAACTAAAATATAATTATTCTTTCTATTTCGCGTTGGAAGGCTTATATTCTTCAATCAAACGCAGATCCAAAACCCTGTCCGGATGCATTGACATCAACAATAAAAAATCCTCGACCTCCGCGTCTTGCTCTTCTTCTTTTTCGGCGTCCACCACCACCCGGTACAACAATCACCGCATCAGCCGTGACCGATACCCCATCCGCGACAGTTAGCTGGACGGTGTAGGTTCCGGCAATGTCGGGCGTGAAGGCTGCTGTCGCTGTCGAGACGCCTAGGCCAGTCTTACTCTGCTGGTCGTAGATGTCCCCGATCTCTGTCGGGGAGAGAGCGCGTGACCAAACAGCAAATTCATCCAGTAGCCCATCCCATGCGTAGGTAGTATCCCCCGCCGCTTTAGCCCCCAGTATGAAGTCATCTGTTCCGGCAATCGTCGCAGGAGCTACATCGGTGTACACTGCCGCGCCATCCAGATAGCCGGTTATTGCGGTCCCAACTCGGACAAGAGTGATATGCGACCACACCCCAGCTGGGATGGTCATGGTGTTGTTGTTGGCATACCAACTTGAGCCATCACCAGACTGAAATCGGTAAGTGTTTGTCCCGTAGCGCTCAAGGTTGTAGCCCTCGCCTGTGGTGCCTACCCTGTTGCTGAACACTTTCACCCAAGAGCCCTGTGATGCGTCGGGGTTCATCCAGAACGAGAACGTGAAGTCACCTGTAGTGAAGGCCAGAATCGACCCATAGTCGATGTAGTCGTTCGACCCATCGAAGCTATAGGCGTTTAAGCCCACCTTGCCGGTGACCTGCGTGGCTCCACTGACCGCGCCGTTCCGAGAGTTGCCCGAAGTGTCGTTGGCGTTCCCTTCAAAGTGACAGAGAAGTTCATTATCGACCATCATCGAGGTTGCGCCGTTGTCGGGCAGCGCGATTGGATAGTTGCTGATCGCCGAGCCGCCTGGAAGACTGGTCCATTCCCATGCGTAGTAGTGGTGGAACTGCGAGCCAGATCCGTCAAACGTCGCAAGGACTGTCGGTGCCCCAGAAATGTCAGGCAGGACCGCAACGGGACTGGGCGGTATGACCGCAACCTGGCCGACAGTCCCATATAGCGCAGCCGAATATGACGGCGAGTCAAGGACTGCGACCTGGGCTACAGCCCCATAGAGCGCCGCCGAATACGAGGGTGAATCAAGGACTGCGACCTGGGCTACAGCCCCATAGAGCGCAGCCGAATACGAGGGTGAATCAAGGACCGCAACCTGGGCGACGGCTCCATAGAGCGCCGCCGAATACGATGGTGAGTCAAGGACTGCGACCTGGGCGACGGCCCCGTATAGTGTGGCGCGTGCCACTAGGCTGTCACTCGAAAGCCAAGCTCCATAGCGTCGATTGCAGTCACATCAAGCGCGCCACCCGCAGCCTTTACCGTGGTGGAGATCTCGGCTGGAGTTGCGCCCGCGCCGAGCGTTGTTGTCGCATCTGTGATCGCGCTGACGAAGTTGTCCTCGGACATCTGTAAATCAGTAATGAAGGTGTCTTTCGATGCATTGCACCGCACCGTCATCCCCAGCACAGCAGCGGGTGCGGTCCCGCTCAAAGCGTCGAAAGCAACGTCCATGCGGAGTGGCTTGGCTGTGACCGCGTCGGTCGTCTCCACTTTGGTCGCCGTATCCTGGCTGTTTGCGATGTCGATGTCGGTGGCCGATCCGGTCCA